GGACATAGACCCTGACGAATAACCAGTCCCACTACCTGCTACAGCTCTCATTTTTACGAATACCCATTCGTCGAGCTGAACGTATTGTGCAACTACTGTCGCATTTCCAATTGTTACGTTGCCCCATGTTGGAGTCCATGTTTTCCAAGCGCCGTCGCCAACAAATTCTACCTTTCCACTGACCACCATTCTGTCGTCGCTTTCGTCCCACCAAAAGTAACTAGTGTCGGCAGTCGCCCCGTAGAAAATAACGTCATGGCCTGAGTCGTTAACGCCGACAGTTAACGCTGCCTTAGCAGTTAACGTTGAACCATCATAAGTAAGATTAGCGTCAGCCCCAAAGCTACCACCGTCGTTCCATTGAACTTGATGATCTGAACCAGCAGGAGTACCAGAAGGACCAGTAGGTCCTGTAGGTCCAGTTGGTCCAGCAGGACCAGCAGGACCAGTCGGGCCTGTAGGACCAGTACCACCACTAGGACCTGTAGGGCCATCAGGACCATCAGGTCCAGCAGGTCCAGTTGGGCCTGTCGGCCCAGTAGGACCAGTCCCACCCGCAGGTCCAGTCGGCCCAGCGGGACCAGTAGGGCCACTAGGCCCAGTAGGTCCCACCAACGAAGTACCAGAACCCCAGCCAGAACCTGACTTAGGGCCAAAGATTTCGTTATCCCCAGTATCTATATAAAAGTCACCGTTAGAACCTGTGGGGCCAGAAGGGTCACCACTGCCATTAAGAATTTGTGCGCCTGTAGGCCCAGTCGGGCCAGTAGAACCAGTCGGACCAGCAGGCCCAGTGGGGCCAGCGGGTCCAGTCGGGCCAGTAGGTCCGTTAGGACCGTCAGGACCTGTGGGTCCCGCAGGACCTGTAGGGCCAGCGGGACCAGTTGGACCTGTAGGGCCAGTTCCCCCAGTTGGACCTGTAGGTCCAGTTGGACCAGTTGGGCCTACAAGTGACGTGGCTGAACCCCAACCACTTCCACTTTTAGGTCCAAAAATTTCATTGTCGTTTGTATCAATATAGAAATCGCCATTAGAACCAGTAGGTCCACTAGGATCTCCGCTACCATTTAATATGGTGTTACCATCAGCACCACTTGGCCCTGTAGGGCCTGTAGGTCCAGTAGGTCCTGTTCCTCCTGTTGGGCCTGTAGGTCCTGTGGGGCCATTTGGCCCTGTAGGACCATTTGGGCCTGTGGGTCCAGCGGGACCTGTTGGCCCCGTTGGACCAGTTGAACCAGTTGGGCCAGTAACAGAAGAAGCTAACGTCTGCCAATACGCAGAATCACTTGGAGCATTGCCAGTAGTAGCTTGCCTAGCAACATAGGACGAAGCGCCTGAACCCGCAGGATGTGTTACAACATCGCCAGCAGCATACGTTGTAGACGCTGAATACGTCCCCTCGTAATCAAGGCCGTCAGCTATAGCTATCTGAACAATAGGATCTAATAGCTTGGTGTATTGTATATCTCTAGGCACTAGCCCTCCACAGCAGCGACCCTAGCCCGCAAGCTTTGAATCTCAGCAATTAAAAAAGGAACGATCTTGGAATAGTCAATACCAGCAGGAATATACATTTCTTTGCCATCTTCTGTTCGTGTGCTTGCTGGAGAAACTATTCCATAAGGTAGAACTTCAATAGCTTCTTGAGCGAATAAACCTATGTGTTCACCAACTTTGCTGTCAGCGTCTTTCCAAGTAAATTTATGAACTTGTAAAGCATCAATGACAGAAGAAGCTTCGGTAACAACCCCAAGATCATTTTTTAACGTTTGATCTGAAGATGTTTCAAAATTAACAGTGTTAGATCCAGTCCCTCGGACAGAACCAATAGTGTCGCCATTTCCCTTCCGAAACAAAAGCCAATAATCGTTAGTATCAGGATTAGTGCCATCACCGTCAGTGCCTATCATAAAGATTCCAGCTACTGGCGTAGTGCCAGAAACAGCAGTTTCTGCCAACGCTAACAACGGAACCATACCTGAAGTTTGTGTCCGAAGCGTAAGTAACCTATCAGTTATCGTTGCAGGGGTTGCGTCGTCTCTTATGCATGCTTGGTCTTGTACTTTTAACTCGCCTGAAGTTGTTACCGTTGTAGAAGTAAAACCAGCATTGCAAGTAACAGCAGCAGTAAACACAGATGCTGTCCCCAAAGAAGGCATACTATTATTGATATAGTTCTCAACCTCAGTAAAGTTAGTATTCATTTCAGAAGCAACTATTGCAGTGCCAGCCTGAAAATTGTCATTTGTAATAGATAATGTTCCAGCCATTAGCGTAATCTCCTTGGTTTGTAAGTAAACATAATTCCATTAATTTCCCAATCAACAGATTGAGAAGGACCCTTAATTTTTAAAGCTACAGATTTAGATAAACCTAAGCTTTGTAAACGAACAACATCAGTAATGCTAGAAGCAGCTTCAGAAGACCAAGTAGCTGTTCCCCAAAGACTACCTGTGCCAGTATCATCAGTTTCCCAAGTGTAAGTAGAATCCCTACCAGAAACATTTAAATACACAGTTTTGCTAGTAGAAGCTTTATCAAAATCAGAATACACATCAATTTCCATAGTTTGGGTAGCAGCAGCATCCATAACTACCTGAGGTTTACCCCACCGTTTTTTCACAACAGGATTTTTCCCAGAAATCCAAGGAGTAGTAAAAAATGAGTTAATGCGTGTAGAAGCGCTACCGTTGTAACTGTCCGTAGTTCTAGATTGTTCCAACTTAACGACACGACCCTTATCTCCAGAACCAGAGAATTGGGAAGCTCCTAAAAGCAAAGGAAGCGCAGTAGGAGCGCTATGAACATGTAACGTCGCAGCGTTAATATCTGTTGCTGCCCACGAACGTATCGAAGGATCATATACAAACACATGACGCGAACGAGTCGTACCTGTTTCATAGTATTTCAGCATGTCTACAGAAACATATAAACGATTTTCAAACCAAGCCAACTGAGGAGCTGTCGTAAAACTAATTCTTCCATTGTCTATAGCAGGCTTCAGTTTTTCAAACACATTAGTAAATTGCTGACCGTCATACAACATTATTCCTTCACGCCCATACCAGAAAAACACCCCATACGGTGTGGATACAGGAGAAGACAACGCAACAGAACCAACGTCACGAGACAAAGCAACTACTTGAAAAGTATCAGAATCAAAACCATAAATAGCATGAATACTGTTGTTCTTAAAAACAAGTAAACGATCAGAAAGCGGAAGAAGCCCAGTGATATAGTCACCACGTTCTCCAACGTCTATGTCTACATAGTCATTTGCTGTCCATTTTTCAGGGAAGTTAGCGTTAGACCAACGAACCCTAGAATTTTCGTAAGTTCCATCTTCACGAGTTTTAGCAGCCCATGCAAAGTTATTCCAGAACGCCGTGTACTGGGCGATAGGATAATTCCCAGCAGAACCATTTAAATTAACTCCAAGATCAGCCCCGCTAGAACCATCCCATTTAAAAGAAACAACATCTCCAGACACGCCATAAAACACGTTGTTCATCGTCATGCCATACATGCGAGAACCATCAGTCCTTGCCGTAATCCCACTAGAAATTGTTGTAAAATTTCCACCTGTACTGTACGCAACCGCAGTACCGTAATTGCCAACAATATGAGAAGTCCCAGAATCAGTAAAAAAAGAACCCAACCCAATAATTTCCTTAGAAGAACTAACCTGCGTTGAATTTACTGCTGCAACCCCTTTGCGTAACTTGACACCTCCACGAGGGTCAATGTCAACGTTTAACATATCAGGTGATTCGTTAGGGGCAAGATTGAATTGATCGGTTCTGTAATTCAACCCACCTGAGAAACTTTCTAAGACTTGCGTTTTATAGCCTTCTTTAGCCATCGGCTACTCCCAGCTATAACGTAGTCTGTCAGGTAAAATACTTTGTGAACGCCAACGAGAAGCGCTTCTAGAATTTAAGACAAGCGGTTGAGGCGCGGGAACATCTAAAAATCTAGCTCTAAGATTATCTAGCTCTCTAGCAAAGATTGTATAGTACTGTTGGGCCATTTCAGGGTCTTCTTGCTGTTCATAAGCACGAGCTATTGCGTAAGTAGCGAATAGGATATGAAAAGGTTCATCAAAATCTGAAGGGGTCGCAGTATCAACACTCCCAGCGCCAAAAGCACTTGGCTTACCGTATCCCCTAACATAAATGGTTTGAACAGAAGACGGCGTTGGGTATAAACGCACTTTTTCAGCCCAGTATGAGAAATACCATACATCCCCAGTTGAATTACTATCTAGGGGATACACCACGTCGCCATCGTCGCGACCTATGTATGAAAGCACATGGTCATCTGTTCTTAAGGCAGCAACATCACGCAAACCTGAAGTAAAAACAGCCCCATCTGTTTTAAGGTCATAGTCCTTAGTGGCAGCTACAGTGCTGAAAGTTTTTTCGACTTCGTAAAAAGGCCAACGTTTCTCAGAATAAACAACTTGATCGTAGCCTTCACCTATAAAACGATTAAGAATATCGTCTGAAATATCCGTGGAATCTATATCCAGTATTCCTCTAATGTACGTTCGCATTTCGGATATTTGCATAGTTACTTCCTGTGGAAGTTACACAGATCGCTACCCGAAGCAGGTCGCCCTTTACAGGGTTCCCCACTTCGGGTTAGCGCACTGCATTTGCTAACTTCAGGGGATGCAACGGCTACGCTAGTGTCCATAACTCGACGAACATTTCTTTTCAAACCTACGCTTTCAGGCCGAGGAGTACTTTCGTGAAAGTTATCCTTAGGCTGCCCATAAGGTTTTGCGTTTGATTTGTATGCGTAAGCGTATTCTCTACCCATCAGCAACTTAGTCGGTTAGACCAACAAGCACACCTTGGCGCGCTCTGTTGCTTGTGGTTAGCTCACCGTAACAAAGAATCTGTGAGAACACAGCGTCTTGGTTGGTTGGTCGTACAAACGGTGTTGGCTTAAACCAAACATCGCTATGTGCAACGAGTTGTAGATACTTCGTGTTCAAGAAGTACATTTTGCCGTCAAGGTTTGAATCAGCATCAAACGTTACAGGCGCACCCTTGAATAGAAGGTTCTGAAACCCACTGTCGGCCATATCGGTATCTGTGTACCGAATTTGGTCAGTGAGAAGAGACTCATACTTTTCGTATTCGTCTTGGTCAGTAATGATGATCGTTGGCTGATCGTTACCTACAGAAACATTGTTGTACATGGTTGCCATGCCAGCCACGGTTAGAGCACCACCTACGTTAGTAACTGATGATCTCCACCATGTGTTGTTAGAACCAGAAGCATCGATGTTACCAATGGCTGCTGCGCCACCGCCATCGTTGCCTGTTCCAACAATACCGCCAATGCCCATCCAGTCTTTTTGGCTGTTGCCATTTCCGTCTGCATAGAACATTGCGTTCATGTTTTCAATAATTGTTTCTTGGGTTTGGAAAATCTTGCCTTCGAGAAGGTCAATGATTTGTGCCTCACCATTGTTTTTGGCTTCTTCCAAGCCGTTGATGGTTACAGTGGCAGCATACTGTTTCCAGTTGTACTCAGCGGCTGAAATGCCTGTCTGAGCAGTCGTAGAAATTGAATCTGTCCCACTGTAAGAAGAAGCGGTTGAGTTCGTTCCATAAATTACAGGAACAACTATCTTAGCACCACCGTTGATGCGCCGAATTGTTTGACCATTTGTCAAAGCATAGAACAGAGGCCTAGCTGTGAAAATGTTGTCAACCAATTTAGGAACATAGTTATTTAAGGTGGTGGTAAGAATCTCATCAAAATTGCTGTTACCAGCCATATTCTTATCTCCTTAGAGGTTAATTGTTGCTTAATTGTTTTTTGGCTAAAGCGAAAGCGTCTCTAAGACTTGAAACTTGAGGAGTTGATTCAACATCACCAGTTGCTTGACTTGAACCACCAGTTGTAACAACCGAAGCGTCTCGTTTTTTAGATGTTATTTCTTGATCTTGCGTTAATTTATCCGCAACAGATTTAACATCGTTGAAACGCCAGTGAGCATATGCTGCATCCAAATTAGGGATACGATGCTTGATGGCATGATTGACAAGTTCTTTTCCGTCGAACTCTCCGTATTTTTCTTGTAAAGAATTAACTTCACGCTCTATTCGCTGAACCCTTTGAACCTGTTCCTGTTGGGCAAATCTCTGATCTTGGTCCGCTAATCTTTGTTCAAGCATTATCACTTTACGTTCAGTTTCATCCATAGAATCCCACTCTTCAGCCAATTCACGCTGTTCCTCTCGCGAGGGCGGTGTTAAATCTACATTGAATGAACGCATCAAAGTTTGAAGCGTACCTTCAGGATCTGCTTCCAGAGCCGATACAATCTGCTCTGCTTGTTGCAGTCTTTCACGTTCAGCAGCTACCTCTTGCGTTTTACGGGTATAATCCGCTTGCCTTTGGTAACCTTGTTGAAGTTCTTCAAGGGTGACCTGCTCTTCCTCACCATCTACTTTGACAGTATATGCAGGTTCCTCTGGTACTTCTGTTGAAGTTTCAAGGTTGTCCACTTCTTGAGTGGGTTCTATGGCTTCTGTTTCTTCAGGCACAATTGCCCTCCTAGGAGTCTCAGTGAATAAGTTGTTCCTATAAGTTAATCACAGTGTCCCAAAAACTACAAGGATGGAAGCTGTAGTCCCATCTGATTTTGTAGTTGAGCCAGTATTTCAGGAGGAATACCGCCCGTAGGGGCAAATAATTCAGGACTAGGAGGAACCCCACCCATCATCTCAGCAGGAATTGGTGGCCCAGAACCCATCATTTCAGGGGGAACACCACCCTCTTCGGGTGGTGCTTCTTCTTCGCCCATCATTTGAGGAGGAGGTTGTTGCATTAAGAATTTATCAGGATCTTGTATCCCAAATCCAAACTCCAAAACGTGCATTGCTAAAGCAGCAGGGTCTATTACTGTTCCAACCAAAGGAGCAACAGCGTTCATCAAGGAAATAGCTTGCTGCTTTCTTATAGTTTCATTCATCGGTTGTGTAGAACCAGCTTGAACGCTGTAATCGTACTCGCCCACAATTTCCTCACGGGTGTACGGCACAAATACAGAATCGCCACCTTTCATAGCCACACGAGCCATCTGCTCACCAGTCATAAATTGCTGCATAAGCTGGACAACTCGTCTAGCTACTAAAGAAGTAGAAATTTCAACTATTGCCAATTTGTCTGCTGAGCGTGCATTTTGAGCGTCAGCAACAATAGAAGCTTCAGTAGCTGTACGGCGCACTTCAGGCATAGCACCTCGTGCATATTCTGAAATACCTGAAACAGTATTAATGTCATTTTCAATAATTTGAGAATAATTATATATTTCAGGGGATACAGGGACCTGAGGCATAGGCATAACGACCTCTGACAAAGGTTTATTTTCGTCCACAACAGGGACTAAACGGCCATCATCTTCAGATTCAAGAGCTTCACGACCTTCAGGACCAAACGATCTTTCGTGGTATAAGTATTTACGAGCATACCTTTTTCTGTCGTTCATTAGTTGGCTACGAGTTTTATCAAGTTCTAGCTGTAGAGGCTCTAACGCTTCTAGATCTCCCATTGGGTAGAATTGGTCAGGAACATCATAATTTCGTATCATGACAAACGGTTGACCGTATGCGTAAGGCATTTGTATGGGGTCTATAAGAAATTCATCCCCATCTTCTGCATATACAGAAAGAGTGTTAGCTGCAACATCGTAGTATTCCCAAATAACAACACGTTCATCTACATATTGGCGCTTATCGTCTTCCGCAGCCGTATAACGAAGTTCAGATTCTACGTTAGAAAGATTCAATCTTTTCCGAGCTGCTGGCTTGTAGCGTTTATCCTCTTTTGCCATAGCAAGAGGACGTATTACTCGCTGGGCAATCCACTTAGCATCTTCCAAACAAGTAGCTTCAGGGTCAACGTATACATCAAATGGGCTTACCCGTTCAACGAAAGGCTGATCTTCAACAACTCGCATGATAGTTTCAGGCACATTAGCGACAATTTCTGCATCTGTAGGTAGTTGAAGTGCTTCTTCAGGGTTGTCCTGAGCAAACATTTTCACTTCATCTAAAGCTTGCTGGATAATGCCGTCTCTTTCATTATCAGTAACTGTTTGTTCTTGCTCAACGAACTTCCAACCAACCTTTACCCAACCATGACCAAAGATAAGAAAATCTTTAACAGCTCTTCTAAATGGGGTTCGGAAATCATGGTGTTTCCACAAGTGGTTAATAACAGCTTCTACAAAAACAGCTCTATCTCTATCTTCTGGTTTGTTAGCTTGTACAACGATCTTAGGGTAGTTAACAGCTACGGAAGGCGCTATTACGTTAACTGTTGAAAAAGCTAAATTTACAGAGATTAAATCTTGTTTATTTACACTACTAGCAGGGAAATGTTTCCCGCGATACAGGTCATTGAGTCTACGCCAAGTGTGGTCAAGGCTTTCTGATTCACGCCATTGTTTACATTTACGAACTCTTTCTTGAGCATCGTCAAGAAGTTCTTGGCGAGTTTTTTTAGCCATATTAAACCCTTGCTATGTTTCTGCCCTGAGCTTTAGCTTCAGAAACTATCTTCTGTTCACGTTCTCGATTAGTTAAGTCTTGCTCGTCAGGAGCAAGAGCAACTGCTCTCCAACCACGCTTCGTATCAAAAGTAATACCATGAAGCTTTAAACGGCGTTCGTACAGTTCCTTCAGTTCTTCTTCAGGGACTTCGCCACGCAAATTAGTAACGTATTCTACAAATTCTTCGTAGCTTGCCCCTCTGGGCAAGATCGCCATATTTAAGCGTTATGTCCTTTGTAATGTGGTTGTTTGTGTGCGGGTTCTACCTTGCCAGAAATACCATGCTGGTTTTTCGGCGTTTCACGAACTGAGGTGTGACCCTTATCAGTCGATTGGTTACTGATTTTTCCGCCATCAAAACGTTGTTTAGGGCTTTGAGGACCATGTGGTTCCCAAATAGGGTTTGCAACAACACTGGAACCACGTTCCATTTTGTTGTTTTTCCCTGATTTCCCGTCAACTGTTTGTGATGCACTCGTGTGAGATACAAATTTACTTGCCATTAAGCACCTTCCATGTATACATATGCTCTATAAACAACCTACAGTGTCCCACGAACATTGTGAACACCTATTTGATGCGGATTTTCCGCAGGAGCATCATTACCCAAACGAGCAAACCAATCAACAGTCCAATAGTCATCAACTTGCGGGGCGTATTCAGGTTCATAAGCGTATTTCCTCATTTGGTTAGCTAAAGCAAGGGCCATAACACGGTCATCATAAGGAGAACCAGACATTGACCCGCGCTCATTTCTAGTAAAAGTTCTTAATTCAGCTACAGTATGCTTGTCGTTAATTTGAAGTTCCCAGTTCCGCAAAGCAGAACTCAAATCGTCAATCATTAATGGTTTAGACGTTCGTGTAGTTTTCCAACCGTACTCTTGGCCAATCCTGTTGTTAACATTGTTTAATTGCCTACGCCTAAATAAATTAGGATAACCAAGATGACGTAATTCTGTTATCGTTGTAAGACCATGATTGTTAGATTCAACGCAACACAAAGCATCGTTGTACCATAACCCTACCGCTAGAACATCTTCAGCCAATAGATCAGGCGCTATATGGCCATGCCATATAGCTGCTTGTTCGCCAGTTCCAATATCAAGCACTTGAATACACGAATAATCACCATGTTTTAGACCCTCAGCAGTATCAACGCCCATAACATACGCCGAACGTATTTTTGGCTCTGCCCAAACCTCTAAACTCATTGATACCTAAATTCTACTTCGCGGTTATTTCTCCACATGTAGCCCATCTGCCCATGCTTGGTTCTACGATCCATTTCTTGCAAAACACTTAAATCAAACACAGGATTTCCTGACTTCACAAACGCTTCCTCAGGAGTAGTTGGATACTCTTGAGCAAGCTGCCAAGGCAACATGCTCTCTATTTTTTCTTGATACCACGCTTCACCCCTATCTTCAGTCGCCGACCAAGGGAAAAACATAGGAGCAAACTTATTCGCATTAGTAGTAGCACCCACCCACAACTGATGATAAAAATTCCCTGAACCATTCGCAGTGGAAAGACCAATAATACGACCACCAATATCAGCAACAGGTTCGATAGAGGCCCAAGCCTCTTCAGGATTAGGGAGAAATGCCCATTCATCCACGACAATAAGCGATGCTGACTCGCCGCGAGCTGGGTCAGAAGCCGATGGCATCGAAGTAATAAGTGAACCATTGTCAAACCCCATTCTTTGTTGATGCTCCACTAAAGAAGCAGGCCCTCGTTCAAGCATCCAATCAGGCAAATGTTTGAACCCATATTTAGTTTTTCTTAACAATAACACGGCTTCACGTTCAGTCCTAGAAAGATCAATAATGTTCTGGTCAGGATGAAAAAAAGCTAACCAGAATTGGTGAGCAGCTACCAGCGTAGACCACCCAATTTGTCGAGCTTTTAACGTTAACGAATATCTATGTTCTTCCCAATGTTCTAACGCTGTTGATTGCGCTGAACGCAAATCAAACAAGATACGGCCATGAGCAGGATGCGCTATATGCCAATAATTTTGCAAAAAATACTTTTCGTCTTTAACACATTTACGCCACTCAGCTTCTTGCCGTAATTCTGATAAGCTATACACCATGCTTACAAATCTTTACTGGTACATGCCAGACGCGCTTACATCCGAAGAAACTGACTTCATTCATAATGAAGGCGAGATACAAATGAAAGTCCATGCTATTGAAGGTTCCCATCAAGGGGATAACGCTGAGCGTTCTTCTCAAATTGCTTGGCTCGATAATGTGACCGTGACGCATATGATGGAGGAACTTGTTTACTCCGCAAACGTCTCCGCTGGGTGGGTGTTAGATTTGACCCGTCCAGAGAATGTGCAATATACGACCTATAAGCAGGATGACGAGTACGGTTTTCATACCGACGGCCACCAAGACCGATACGCTGCAAAACATTTGGTGCAAAAATCCATAGACCCAATGCCCCTAAACCAAACAACAAACCCGCTGCTAGTAGGGCTAGTCCGTAAATTATCCATAACCGTAAATTTAAGTCCCCCCGAAGATTACGAAGGTGGAACATTAGAACTTCTTTTCAATGGAGCCAAACATGAATTCCCAAATCCGCCGTATGGCTCTGCTATAGTTTTTCCCAGTTTTGTATCTCATAGAATAACTCCTATTACCAAAGGTAACAGAAAATCAGCCGTAATGTGGTTTAACGGCCCTCCCCTTCGATAGACCTATTCTGAAAAGCAGCGTCAAGCTCAGCTTGCGTCAACTTCCCATCATCTGCAAAAGCTATAGCTAGCTTTTGCAACACCTGCGCTACAGCAGCAACACCGCTAAGAATTGCTGCCTTATGCACCTCAATGCCACCAATAATAGAGCTGCCCCCAATAATTGCCATACACTGAATGCCAAACACACTGAGGATACGCAAGCAAGTATTAAAAAACACATGTAGATTGTCTGTCATTAATTTTCCTTATCTAATAAAACGCCAATCATGTGAAACACAAAACTAGCAATAGAAATCCAAATACCCATCTCACGAGTTTCACCCGAAAGAGTAATAAGCACCAAGCCAGTACCTCCAATAGTCCAACTTAAAGCGCTTGTTTCAAAAAATATCTTTTTAAATAATTTCTTCATCTTCTTTTTCTACCCCCTTGAGAAACTGAAGGACCACCCACAGAAGGCGATGGTGATACACGAACAGTTGGTCTTGCAGCAGCCACAGCACTAATAGTTGTCGCAGTCACAACAACACGCCGTTCTTGCACAGTAATAGTGCTATCTTCCGCTTGATAATCCTCAAATCCCCCAGCAAATATATTAGTTTCCTCCTCAAATTCTTCTTTAATCTCATCTGGCATCTCGTTAAATAATTCTGGAGCTGCCTCAAAAACTTCTTCTAATTCCTCTTCGCTACTTTCCTCAAAAAAATCAGGATTGTCTTCTATGACTTCTTCAAAAAATTCCTCAGCAGCATCTTCATCTTGTAGTATCTCAGCAATAGTTTCATCATCTAAATCCTCTACCTCCAATTCCTCAAAATCTTGCTCCTCTAATCCCACATCTGGTTCGAGTACGAAAGGTTCCTCTTGTTCTCCCTCATCAACAAAAGTAACTTCTTCTTCCGTTTCTGCCTCATCCTCTTCTGATATAGGTTCATCCACCAATTCCTCGTCAAAATCAAAAATTTCTTCCTCTACTAATAGCTCTTCTTGTCCCTCATCAAACTCCTCAAATTCCTCTAAATCAAAGGGTTCTTCCTCAAATTCAAACTCTGTGTCCAAATTAACTTCAGGCAAATCATTAAAATCGTAGTCTTCCCAATCTATGTCTTCAAAGATGATACCATCATCATATGGGTATTCTTCTTCTTCCTCTAACTCTAATATCAATGGTGGTGGTTGCCACTCTTCTTCTACTGGGGGTTCATATACCTCTACTGGTGGCAATTCTTCTGGTGTGGGTAGCTCCTCTGGTAATTCTGGGACTTCTGGTAGCTCTGGTTCTTCTGGGGTTGCTTCAGAAACCTCTTCAGGAGTGGGATCAGGTTGAGAAGTAGGTACAGGTGTAGGTTCGGGTGTAGGCGACGGTGTAGGTTCGGGTGTACTCGTAGGAGTAGGCTCTGGAGTTGGCTCAGGCTCAGAAGTAGGTACAGGAGTTGGCGTTGGTTCAGGAGTAGGAGTAGCTTCTGGTACTGACTGCGGAACAGTCCACTCACCACCAAAGATCTCCAACGAATACACCCCCGTCGTAGCCTCATTGTAAGCATCAGCCTGCAACACATAGGAACCAGCAGGTAGGGTTACATCCAGAAGCGCATCCCAACAAAACGTTTCATCGTTGTTATGCTCTGCCGAATCATCGTCAGAGAACAACAACGCACCCTGATCGTTAAACAAATGCAACACAGGATCAGCAGCATACAAATCTGTTCCCTCACCACTTTCCCAGTCATCGCAGGTCAAAGAAGTAAAAGTTCTAACAGTAACCTCAGTTTCCTCCGTCAAAGTAAACGTAAACTGCGGACCCTGATTAAACGTTTCAACAACAATGTTACAATCCCAGCCGTCGTCTGTAACCTCACACACCGTTTCAGCAGACGCAGCAGGAGCAAACCACACTACAGCCAACAAAGAAGCCAACAAAGCCCGACTAAAGACCTTAAAAAATCTAGACACAGCCCCCCTAAGAACTACTTCAAACGCCCATTCCTACCGTGGCCATTTCTAGCTCTGTTCGTAGAAGATTTCTCAGGAACAAGCCTTCCACCTTTTGTATGAGACATATCCTTACCAGTTAAAGCAACACCTAAACGTTTAGCCTTATTCCTAGCATTACCCAACTCTCTACGCTTAGCTTTATTCTCAGGACGAGCATTATACGCCTTATCATACGCCAACTTCTTCTTATACGAAGCAGGGTTTTTACTATAATTCCGAGCCGACTTGCGAGGATTAGAAGATTTAGGAGAAGCCATTACTCTACCACTTCTCTTTATTTGCCCAATAAGCAGCAGACATCTTGCCCTTAGCAATGTTCTTACCATGACGAGCCTTAAACGACTTACGCCTAGCAGTTTGCTTAGCCGACTCACCCTTCTTAGGTTTACCAGCAGTCTTAACACCCTGCTGACCAAACCTAATAGTTTTAATTTGGTCACCTTGTTTAGCAACAACAACATGAGATTTAGTTTTATGGTTAGGTGTACGTTTAGGCTTGTTATAGCCAGACACGCCAGCCCTAGTTAACCTCGGATCTTTTTTAGCAGGCATTATTCACAACTTTCACAAATTTCAGGATTCTCAATTCCACATTCCAACAACTCATCATCCTCAAAAGGATTCAAAGGAAACCAATCTTCATCTTCAAAGGGGCTAGACATCTAAACCATCCATCAAAGACTCCAACTCAGCATGCAGCTCAGCATCAGATAAACCAGACACAGCCCGATCATCGTCAACCACCAAACGACGCTTCGGCGTGAACTTCTCAATGTACTGCAAATACAACGAAGCAGCCTTCACATCCCCCTCAATAGCACGCCGATGTAACGCATCTACAACGCTCTGAGTCCTCTCAGGGTGGACATTTAACTCAGCAGCCCTACGGTCCCATTCACGAATAAACCTAGAGTCAGCTTTCCACCGCCGAACAGTACGATCATTCAACCCATTCTCAGCAGCCCACGCCTTCGACGTAGCAGGCTCACGAACCTCCGATAACAGCCAGTCTAAGTAAGCTTTCCATTTATCTGGCATTACTTGTTGACCTGTTTCGGGGTCGGTTTTCCAACCTTTTCCTCCACCGTTTTGTGGCATATTGTAACCTCCTACAGTTTACTTCTTTTGTCCCACAATGCTTGTGGGACAAAGGTGATATAAGTAGGGGGGGGAGGAGGGCGCTCCCCCAGAGCGCCCTCCTCCCCCCCAACCCTACTCCTTGTATCCCTGTATCACAACCTTCAAACAGAAAAAAGAAGGGATACAGGCCGAAGAACAACCAAAACACCCCCACACACCCCCCACGGCCAAGAAAAAAAACCTCACGCACTGTCCATCCATATCTATACATAAATGGTTGAGGCCGTAGTACCCCCCCAAGGGTCCCCCCATGCCCACGATCAGAACATCATTGTCTGGTCGCACCCTCGTCGCGTCGACGCGACGGGCATCAGCACGGCGGGCGGGAATACTAGAGCGGTAACAGGTGAAGACCCTAGGCTGTCAGGTGTGGCCTACGGGCTGCCTTGCGTGGCCTTGCGTGGCCTGTCTTGTCGCGTGTACGCGACGCTTTGTTTTAGTGGCCTGTGTCGTGCCTGTGTCGTCCTCTGTGGTGGATTACTGGTCAGGGTATTCGACACAAGACTAGAGCGGGATTAAAATAGGGTTATCACTTGGGATAGGCCCAAGGGATACACGAAAGGAGAGTCACTGAATATGGCTCAACAGTCGGGAGACATTAAATCCATTAAGAAAGCAAGAGAGATAGTCGGCTTGTGGCAAGCCCAAGACCAATCACTTAATGAATGGTTGAAGTTGGTTTATCTCATAGGGCAAGAGCAATCGCAGCGGAATACGAAAGCTGCAAGAGCTGAAATGATCACCCTTATCTTAATTGAAAAGGTTAGGGCTGATCTTGGTCAACCTAATAAGGAAATCAAGACATCTGATCAGCGCTTTAGAAATGAGCGTAAGAATCTAAGCAAGTGGATAGGCGCGGGCCAGATGATCTTCGCTATCGCTTGCGCGGATACTACGGGCAAGAATAAAGCGTATGAGAAAGGTGATAAGTTGCCCACGGCTAGCGCTATGAATAAGGCCATAGGTCTTGTTGCTGCAAATGTTGGCGCGAGGTCTTCGAGGCCATTTGAAGCGCTAGCGCAGTACCGTCGCCTAGTTGGTGATGATGAAAGAAATACTTTCAACTGGCCTATGGTCAGGAAGATGAAAGCTACTCTCATCAAGCGTCACGGCGAAGCTAAGAAACTTGGCCAACCTAATGCGGTTAAGCCTTTCTTCAAGGCTAACGCTGAAGCTAAGCGGATAGCGTTATCGATCATGACGGGCAATGGTGAGCAAATGCCCAAGTCTAGCGATAAGAGTGCCAAGGCCAAGAAATTCAGGCAAGCACTTGTTAACCATAACCTAGTTAAGGTGACTCGCCAGCCTGACCCAAATGCGAAGAAGAAAAGGGAAGAGGCAGAAGCGCTGAAAGAGCAGCAGCGGGAAGATAAAGCTAGGGAGGCTGAAGAAGCTATAGAAGCTGAACTGGCAAAGCATGCTAATGACCTTGACAGGGTAGCGCCCATCGTCGCGAACATTAACGCGATGGTCATAGCTCTTGAGGCTGATGTGAGACAGCTTGATGATGTAACCTTTAAAGCTTTGGAGACTGCAAGCGATAAGCTAGCGCAAGTCATACAGCTTAATAAGAACATTAGAGCTACTCAGTAGCACCGAAGAAGTATCCCCGTCGCGTTTACGCGACGGGGATATTTTTTTGTCCTACCTCAGGTTAGGTGGTCGCGTGTACGCGACGCATTATTGATAGTGGTTTGTAGCGGAGTGGTGGTTTGTTCTGTGGTGTGTCTTATTTTTGATCGTGGTTAGAGCTGTGCTGTGACGTGTTGGGTCGTTGACGTAAGCTGTTGCGGGTAGTAGTATTGGTGTTGGTGAGAGGGATAGACCTCTCCCTATCCTTGGTCGCGTTCACGCGACGGGATACAAGAAAAGGAGACAATAATATGGTTGCTACTACAGCAGCGAGATGTAATTGTCGTTTGCATATTGATGATGCTGAGTTCCTGTTAAATCAGAGGGTTCACCAATGGGTGAAAGGTCACAAAGAGTTTAAGGTGATTGATCTTCGGTTTAATGTTAGTGTGATTGCAGTTCATCAGCGCGTGCGACAGTTCCCTGTTCAGGAGTTGATTAAGGGTGATAAGCCTTGTCAGGTTCTGGTGCATAATGGCTACAACAAGTATCGGTGGATAGACCTACATGGTGTTTCTGCTTTTATGGCGGTTGAGCCGTTGTTCTTTCTTCGTGAGAGAGTTAATGGCGTGTCCAAGTTGGAGCAAGTCTGGCAGTTGTCTGATGATTACCGTGTTCTTTTGCGTGAGCAGTTGGCGTTTGAGAACTCGTGGTGTGAGTCATGTCATGGCGAAGTAGAAGTTGGTTCTACTGTTCAAGCTATAGATGAACAGTGGGCTGATGGTAATAAACAACAAGTTGGCGAGAGCGGTTGTATCACGTTCACGCCTGCGAAATAAAGGAGGCCCTAAATGGGTGCAATTAAAAATGAATTAATGGAAGTTCCAGAAGATAGAATTTATATTGTATCTCCTGAGGAACAAATAGCTATCCATAAGTTTCATGTTCTATTTGAATGTGAACCTGTTAAAGCATTTCAGTTTATTCATGGTTTCAACAGGTTGGCTACTGCTAAACAGGATCATGTCTATGAGCAATGTGAACGCATGTATATGCAGTATAAATCCATTATGGGTGGAAAGGCTGTGGGCTGATGTTCATACTTGTAGAACTTGCACTGATCGGCTGTATCGGCTGGTTTGTTTGGGATACTATTAAATATAGAAGATCCCGCAAGTAGCCTCCCGTTAAGATTCCCCGTCGCGAGCACGCGACGGGGTTTCTTTTTGTCTTGTTGCCTGTTGGCTCTTGACGTTTTGGTTGTGGGCTGGTCGGGGCCGTCGCGAGCACGCGACGGCAGTTTTGATCGTGGTCACAGCGTCATGGTGAGCTGTTCTGGCGGTAGTGCGTGATCGTGGCGAGTGGTATGTCGAGCGGTCCTGTGAGTCTAGGGATACTTGACGCAAGCTTTGTACGGTGCTACTATAGGTGTTGGTGGGAGAGGTGTGAAACCCTGATGGGTAGAGTGACGAACTACCACAAATGCCGAATAAAGAGATGTCTTAAAACAATCAAGGCTCGGCTTTCACATTACCTCACCTGATGTAAGTTCCCGTCGCGTTCACGCGACGGCTTAACAAAGGATAATAACAATGCAAGATATTGTAATGAATAACGGTGCGCCGATCATGAAAGCCACACTGATAAGTTCTGACACGTTGTCAGGATACCTTGTAGGTGTAGTGATCTGCCACTGGGGAAATATCGACCCTAACGAACACGTTGTGTGGGATGTCAAGGGTCGCCAAGAACCAGAAGAACAGTACGGGCCTATACGTTTAGACGTGGTTGGGTCTGGATCGTATCTCTATGAGAGAGAAGATCAGATCGCCGAGTTCAATAAACGCAGTGAGCGTTATTGGAATTGGGATACACGCGGGGATGAGACTCCCCCTAAGTGTACGCCTGAGTACGACCAGATGATGGGTCGTGGCAGTGAACGTCTAAGGAGAGCCATTTTTGATAAGGATGGCACTACGGATGAGATCATGAATGAGATCCACGCCATTGGAGAGTTTGTTCAAGATAGGAGGGTGGAACGTGGCCTCTGAATATACGAATGTTAAACCCTGTAGTGAGTGCGGTAAGGAAATACGCTATCTCTCTACTGCTAATGATGGACGGCTAGTCCAACCTGAGGATGGTATCGACATCACCCTTGAGGGTGGGTACGGCCAGTTCGTAGACGATTGGGAGACAGGACCTTTACGGCTTGCGGTGTGTAAGAACTGCACCAAGAAGCTGGCTGAGGTTCTGCCTTCTTTCAAGAACTGGGCAACGTATCTCGGTGCTTCTTTTGAGCAGCGGATAAAAGCTATCGGGCTGACAGATAAACAACGACAAGCACTGAACAGGTGGGATTGAACATGGAAACACAAGTAGAGCTACGGCTCAAAGCGAGTGGTGACCGTAAAGTCACCAACCACGCAACATCCAAGGGTGCGCTAGGCACAGACGCAACTGTCAATGACAAGAACAGTTTTGCCCTGTCTGCGACCCGTTGCAAAGAGGAATATAAAACCAGTTTCTGCGATAACTGTTACGCAGCAGCGTTAGAGCGGTTCCCAACTATCCATAATGCGCTTGAGCATAACTGGGCAGTGATCGAGCCACATCTACATTCGATTACGGGCCTAGTGGATTTACTCAGGCCTATAATCGATGAGTCGGTAGCGCAGAAGCTGAAACGAGACGTGCCACCTGAGAAGTGGACGTTTCGCTGGTTTTGGGATGGTGAGATACCTAGCAAGGCTTTCGCTCAGGCTATGTCTGTGATCGCCCGTGAGTATCCGCTGGTGAAGTTCTGGGTGTACACACGGAACTTTGATGTGGTCCGCTATCTCAAAGCTCAGAACCTGTATGTGTATCTGTCTACAGATATAGATAACTGGGAGTGGGCTAAACGAACAAAGAACGCTAACCCTAACGTCATGTATGCCTTCAATGGTTTGACGTGGGCTGACACTCAGCAAGTAGCTGAGCTGTGCGAGGAGCCTAGAGGGTTAAAGTGTCCAGAGCTGACTGGGCGTGTGGACTTGGTGGAGTGGTCTGAGCAGACTACGAAGCAAGGTAAACACATAGGCGAAGGGGCCTGTACTGCGTGCGAGTATTGCACGCATGGCAAGGGCAACGTTCGTTTCAGTGCAAACAACTAACAACTGCAATAGGAGGCAGAAATGTTTAATGAGAAAATGGAAGAAATAATAGAATCTACCTACTCTCAGATCGACCATGATCTAGCTAAGTTGACTCTCAAGGAGGGCCTTAGCGAGATAGAGCATCTGCGTGTCATGCACGCAATAGGCGACCAGCTTGTAACCTTTGCCAAGCAAAGGAGCAGGGAGATACAGGACGAGATCTGTGAGAAGGCTGGGCCAGAGATAAGGGCACGAGCGCTAGATAGAGAGAGATTTAACAGAGTCGGACGATTCCTTGCAGGAGGTAAATAATGCCAATGTATAAAGTACACCTTAACTTTGTCTACGAAGATGATGAGTGGGTAGAAATAGAGGCAGACAATGACTACGAAGCTCGTGATAAGGCTGAGGATGAAGCAGATGGTCCTAACAATGCTTGGGACCATGCCATGCACACTCACACAATGGTTCTTGAGTGCGAGGAGGTAAGTGATGCCTAACTACTAGCAGGGCTACGCAGTTAGCCCGTCGCGTGAACGCGACGGGCGTACTGGGCAATCCTGCCCAATAACCAAAGGAGAATACCTTGTCAGAAGAAAGAAAAGTACAAGTTCCAATAAATTGCACATTTAGCATAGATGTAGATGAGATCGTTAAACATATAGATTTTAGCGACCATGCCGAAGACGACTTACAAGAAACAATCAAAGACACGATTGAGAACAGTAGTCGTATTGAGGAACATCTGAAGGATTTGATTTCTGGAGTGATCGAGAATAATTGGTCGCATCAGATCGAGCGCGGTGAAGAAGCATACAGCATGATCGAAGACTTAGATCTGCATGATTTTGAATCGTTCAATGATCTTCAACGAGAAGTCGATGATCTCGGTGACGGAGATGAAATTAAAGCTCTCTGGAAAGAGATCTTTAGGCTTCGTAAGGTTCTTGAAGAGACAGCACGCTTGTTTGCTCTTTGGGGTGGTTACGAACGTGAGGAAGCAACCCCAGAAACCTTAGAGTTCTTCGGTAACCGAGCTATGTAATTACAGCTTGTAGCAGTGTCGAAGCTGCTACAGGCACGACCCTCAGGAAAAGCCTGAGGCAAATAAAACAAGGAGACTTTATGTCAACTTTATATACAAATACGGACCACATGTTCAGTGAGTCTGACGTTACAGAGGAGAGGAACACGTTGAATCTCGCTCTGGACGCAGGTGCGCTGTTCAAGGTCCACACCCAACCTGTTGTGGTTGATACCGCATGGGGGCCAGCAATAGAGAAAGTGCAGGACGGCAAGTATCAAGACAAGCCTACGCACCAGATCTATTACCGCACCCAGAACGATGAGGCTGATGGCCCGCTCGATAAGATTCTTAACGTAGCGCACCCGTCTCACCCTGCGTCTAACTACCAGCAGTTCTTGGAGATGATGGAAGCTGTGTTCCCTGAGTCGTGCATCAATGTAGATGTGCTTGACAAGGGTGCAAGGCTTGCGTGTCGTTGGACTTTGGATGATCCCGTAGACTTAGGCGACGGTGATGTCGTACAGCCCCATATCTTGGGTCTAGCGTCACTGAACTCTACATGGTCTACGTCTGTCATAACGTTCGTTAATCGTGTATTCTGCACGAACCAGCAACGTCTTGGCGGTAAGATCATTTCGATTAAGCGGACAACGAACCATGACATACGTCTACATCTACGCTCGACTGTTCTCGCTGATAAAGCAGACAGCCTCGAAAGGTACATGACGAACGCGTCCACGCTGAAACACCTCAAGGTAACTGACGGTGAGTTTTGGCGGATGTTTGATGCAATCGTACCTGAACCTGAGGAAGATGAAGAAGGTAAGATTCATGGCCGTACCCAGAACATCTACGACAAGAAGGTTGAAGCTGCCAACTACTACTGGAATGAGGAACGAGATGGCCCAGCAGGTTGGACTGCTTGGGGCGCTTGGAACGCTATCCAGTCTATGGAGTACCATGATCTTGCTAACTCTAAGGAGAAGAAGATCGATGTAGTCCGAGGTAAGCAACCGTACAGCTCTGCTGCTATGGAATACCTGAGCGAACTGGCAACAGTGTGAGTAGCCAGCAAAACACAGACCTAGCAGAAGAGCTAGCGTTACTGAAGTTAAAGATGCGGTCAGCTCTAGACTTCATCCGTCACTGTATTACGCATGTGAGGGGTCTGAAGCATAGCTCCGTGGCGAGTAACGAGGATCTGAGTGACGCTGTTCTCAGTGTCATTGAACGCCGTTGTAATGAAGAGATACTGGACCTAACGGTTCAAGACCCAGAGCTGGACTTTTCAGCTTTGGAGGAGTTAGACTAGTCGTCGCGAGCACGCGACGGCTCAATCGGGCACAGGCTAAGCTGGTTTTATATCCTTTCCCCAGTTACGGGGGGTCCTTTATCAAGACCCTCTGCCTGTGCCACTAAAGGAGCAAGTAATGTCAGATAACATTTTTACAGAGCAATGGATTAAGAAATCCATTACATGTACCATGTGTGGTGAATCAGACACCGTTGAATACGACCCCTTTCGCTGGCAACAGTACATAGGGGGACAGATGGTCCAAAACGTATGGCCTGAAGCGCCTGCCTCATACAGGGAGAAGCTTATAGGTTTGCGTAGCGGGCACTATGTTTGCGATTCATGTTGGCCTAATGATGATTAATTTATTATGGCTGTTCTGTATCCCGTGGACTCCTGTCGTTGAACCAGTACCAGAAGTTTGGGGCTGGCACACTGACAGGTGGACCCCCATCGTAGAGGAGGCCTTAGAGGACTACGGCTTAGAGTCAGAATTGGATACGTTTATGCGTGTCCTCTGGTGCGAGAGCAAGGGAAGACCCTACGCTGTTAATCCAACCTCTGGGACTTCTGGGCTGATGCAACATATGCCTCAGTACTGGGACTGGAGGGCGGAAGAATCAGGGTTTGCGGGATACAGTGTGTTTAATCCTGTCGCTAATATATACGCTAGCGTTTGGTTGTTAGCGCTGCCAGATATTGGAGGTTGGAAACACTGGGAGTGCTATGGACTTTGATACAGGAGAGTACAATAAAGATCGTAGGCGCAAGCCTTCGTATGTGAAGCCAAAGTGGTGGAACAAATGTTTAGATTGTCGTGCGATTATTTCTGATCGCGTGACGGAAAACTATGACACCTGCCCATTTTGTGGCGGTGCGAATTGGAGTGAAGATAATGGTAGATAACAGAATTGAAGTTAACTTTGAGAAGCTTAGACTTCTCTTGGATAGAACATCAGATGCGTTCCATGCTTTAGACAGCATGGGAAAGGCATATGACGATTTTGTCAAAGACACTTTTAAAGTTGAAAGTCAAGACAACATAATAGATCTCAACCAAAGAAGGTTAGAGAAAGACCCTAACGAAATATACAACAACAAAGAATAGAGGGAAAATGCACAATTTAATAAACCCTTTTGTATCGAATGAGCAAACAGGTAGCACACAAGCTAAAGTAGGGAGAGATATGGATAAATTAAACTTTATTAATAGAACAGATCCAGATAGCCTTGTCTACGATTGTGAAGAACTCCTCAAACGGGTAAGAGACGGAGAAACCTCTGAGCTTATGGCTGTAATGGATTTATCGCATGCCAGTAAACAGATAGAGGTGTTTAGAAGCGTCATATCGTACTACAGGAGACAATTCATTTACGACTACGTTAATGAAGGTGGCCTTGGGAGTATGACAGCCTTGGCAAATGACATTGGCGTAGGTAAGCAACGTATCAGTGAGCTGGTAGGTGAAGCGAGAGACGAGCGTCTAGCTCGCGTGACGGGAGAAGACATTGTTAGAAGAGCAACTAGCTAAAGCAGCGTGCAAAGGAAAAGACACTTCTGTTTTCTTCCCAGAGGGAGGAAGACCAAACTTTACAACAGCGAAACAGATATGTTCTCGTTGTGAAGTTATCAATGAGTGTCGCGAGTACGCGATTGATAACTTCTTTGAAGCTGGCATATGGGGGGGCTTAACAATTAGAGAGATACGCCAGCAAAGAAGGGTAAAATTCGGAACAGACGTTACAGCTCCGAAAAGAACTTGGGTAATACGTTGATTTTACTCCTTGTATCCCTTACTCTTAAGATGGGGGGTAAGGGGGGCGCTCCAAAGCGCTCCCCTTACCCCCCAAGAATCAAGTCGGGTCGGGTCCAGAACAACAACCCTCTCCCTCTGGACCTGACTTGGCGAACACCGTCGCGTAAACGCGACGGGGAGAGGACCACATGAAAGAAATCATTTTAAGGCAAAGCTGGATAAATACTTTCCTGCGATGCCCTGAACAAGCACGACAAGAACGCCTCGAACTTGTATCCCAAAAAGAAACATCAGATCTTCTACGGGGAAACGCAGTTCATGCAGCAATAGAATGGGCAGGGCTTGTCAAACAAGGTGATGAAGAAGAAGTTACCTTAGATGAACTACTAGATGTCTCTGATAACTACCTAGCTGACAACGGGCATATCGTTGAAGTATGGAGGCACAACTACGAAGACATAGTTGATGTATGCCGAGCAAACCTAGTGGCTTGGTACGAAGAAGTATTCCCAGAGTTACGGCCTCAAGCTGTAGAAAAAACATTTACTAAATCAATGGGGATACGACATGGGGTGAACCTGAGCTTGCGAGGGACCGCTGACTGGATAGATGAGAGCGGTGTGATATGGGACTGGAAGAACCCTTCACGGCATTATGCTGCTTGGGAGAAGAAGCGTTGGGACATACAATCGCACGCCTACACTTGGGCTTGTGATAAAGAACAATTTAATTTGTGCGTGATGTCTAACGGGAAAATCCAGATTATTGAAATTCCCCGCACTCCAGAAGATAAGAAAGCTTTTGTAGATCTTTGTTGGTCCATAGTGCCTACACTATTGACCATCGACGAAGCCACTACATGGCCCCAAAGATGGGAAGGCTGGCATTGCAGTCCCAAATGGTGTCCTGTGTGGCAAAACAATAAATGCCGAGGAGCTATCCTCGGTGATGATCCCTTTTAGGGAGAAAGGAAGACCATGACAGACATGGCAAAGGTATCTGTGACCTTCTCACAGAAAGTAAGCGAGGCTCCATACGAGACTGCGGATTATTCTCTCACCATTGAGAGAACACTTCCAGAATCTGTTGGGGCGGATGGCCTGAATGCAGAAGCAGCAGGGCTATTCGACATGGTTAAATCCGAAGTCCTCAAACAAGCAGGTCAAGATTATGACCTTAGTGACACAGGCGTAGTGATGCGTCGCCTCAAAAGTGCTGTTTCCGAACCTAGTGGTAGTGCGCCAAGCGCCCCTGCGAAAGCGCCCGCCAGTAGTGAGCAAAACGGTCCAACGGCGAAATCCGTAGCAGCACCACCAGCTAAACCTAGTGGTGGGGTTGTTACTGGTAGGGCTTACAAGCGCCTACCTACTTGTGTCGGTAAGAACGCTGAAGTTAACCAAGCAGCGTTTAACATCTTGGCGTTTCACCCGAACAAATGGGCAGGTGATACTGGTGAGGTAACCGTATATCAGGTTAAAGAACATGCTGACGGCACAACTGACGTTACAAAGAGTGGGAAGAACTTCCCGAATTTCTCTGTATCGAAAGAAGCCCTTAAGTACTGTGAAATCTCTGTTGAAAGAGATCACGGCATTTGGGTTCGTGACGGAGACAGCAATGTTCCGCTGACTGTTTGGGACCAAGTATCGGGTCAAACAGAAGAAGATGCCGTTGAATGGGACTGGCTGGCTCGCCGAGCAGAGTTACAGCAGTACACCTACAAGGCACAATAATGAGTGAGAGCGTAGAAGCTCTTACCGCAGATGAAGTCAACGCCCTCATTGAGGGCGTTGACTTGTCTGAACAGGGAGAGAAATATCGTTTCTTTACACCAACATCTGAAGCTGTGGATAAGTGGGTAACTTATGCACAAGGCTCACATGATTGTTTCTATCTAGGGTTACAAGCCATAGATGAGAAGATGCGTGGAGTTTGGCCATCAGATGTTTTAGTTGTAACAGGTAGGGCGCACTCAGGTAAGAGTGCAGTTCTTCTATCAAGTATTGCTCGGAACTTGCAAGAAGACCCCGACTTTTATAGCGTTATCTATACTCCCGATGAACCTGAAGTACTGGTAGTCGCAAAGCTCTACGCTTTGCTATACAAACGCAACCTAGCGCAAGTAGAGGAAGCTCTACGGAATGAAGACAGGGATATCCTATCTGAGATACGAGAAGCCCGCGATGGTTTCCTTGACAGGGTAAAGATATTTCCTAACGCACTTTCGTTTAGCGACATGAGCTTAGCCATGCGTGAATGCGAAGACTACTGGCAACACAAACCACGCTTTGTAATGGTAGATTTTCTAGAACAATTACCTAAAGCCTCAGGGTACGAAGGAGTATCTAACGTACTTAAAGGGCTAAAGGAATGGGCAGAGTTTGAGAACCTACCAGTTGGGCTGATCCACCAGTCAGGCAAATCCTCGCACAGAGGTTCGTCAGATGGGATGAACTCAGGCAAATACAACGCAGACGAATACGCCATACAGCAGCTTAACGTATTCAGACAGAGGGACAATCCAAAGCTCTCAGATGAAGAGCGGAGGGTACACAGCGTGAGTGTATCTCTTGACCTCTGTAAGAATAAGCGCCCCCCATGCAAGATAACGTCACCTCCGATTGATTACTTCATGGACCCAGACTGCGGATTCGTCAGAGAATACTACGACTCAGATGTTCCAGAGGATGACCGATGGCTAGAGTAAAGCAAGTCGTAGAAGGCTTCGCCGAACTCCACGAAGGAGGCCAAGTAGCTACAGTCAAAGACCAAGTTAGGCCCCTGTACACAAAAGCCAAAGGAGAGGACTACCTAACCTTAATCGGAGAACACCTAACAGGCGACCTACCCATAGGGGTCTACCCCTTATGGGAAAGAAATAACGTCTGGATGGTCAACTGGGCAGCAGTAGACTTAGACGAAGGAGACATCAGCGACATACACGCTGATAACCTTCAAAGAATACTGCTCAAAATGGGCATAGTCTCATGGAAAGAACCATCACGAAGCAAAGGCTACCACGTCTGGGTATACCTCAAAGAACCCCTCGCAGCTAAACTAGCTAGACAAGGGATGATAGGCGCATGCCGTATAGGTAAAGTACCCATACGCGAAGTGTATCCCAAACAAGAAAAGCTAGAAGACGGCAAGATGGGCAACTGCCTTAGACTTCCCTACCCGAACATCAGGGCAGAGGGAAAACAAGAAGTTATAGGTTACAGCTTGGGCGAATTTGTAGAGCTAGCCCTAGAAAGCAGAACCCCTCCTGCTGTTTATAGAAAGCTGATGAAACTCTACGACTCCACCGAACCAGAGAAACGTAAAGTTTTCTCTGGGGGGACAAGGGTTAAAGGAGAATTTCATGGGGTAGCTAAGAGAATATGGGAACGGAGAGAAGAAGAAAGAGACAGATCAGAAGCTCTCTACGCGTTCGCTTCCAGCCTATTATGGCAAGACTTCTCATTTGAGGCTACAGTTGACTGGGTAAGAAGACTAGATGACAGGTTAGAGAAATTTACTGGCAGGTCAGATAGAGATAAACAAATACGAAACCTAGTAAGCAGAGCAGCCCAAAGGGGGACCCGTGGGTAAATCCTATAAATTTTCAGTACCGATAAGGCCTAAGAGTAAAGGTAGGCCTCGTGTAACTAGAAACGGGACGTATACCCCTAAAGCGACTAGGGATTATGAAGCTGCGGTGCGGTCCTATTACAAAGGGCCTAAGTTTGAAGGCCCAGTGTCTATGACTGTGACCCTTTCACCTAAACGTGCGGTGGTTACCATAACCGAAATAGACGTAGAAATGTCGCCCTTACGGGGCGACATTTCTAATTACGTCAAAGGCATAGAAGACGCTCTCAACGGCGTAGCCTACGACGACGATAAACAGATACATAAACTAACAGGGAGAAAAAAATGAAAGCATTCCATGAAGGAACATACCAAGAACGGTTTGCTTCTATGGGCGATGAAGCCGAATCCCAATTTGAAGCCCACAATACCCAGTGGGCGAGGTACGGCTTTAACCGCCCAGAAGGAATGACTAAATTTCATTACCTCCCACATGTACTGCGATACACGCCCGACTACATCCAAGCAGACCCCACAAGGCTGGTCGAAGTAGTAGGCATGGGCAAAACCCCATTAAAATTTAAGATGGAAAAGCTCGCTGCGTTACAATGGTGGGACGGCGCAGGCGCTCCAGTATGGATTTGGGTCTGGTCATCCACCAGACAAAACTACGCTGAGCTATCCTTCAGAAACATGATGGATATTATCAACAAAAATGATGTTCCTATTGGGAGCTTCCATGAGGGAAAGAAGTACTTCTCTATAAGTTCAAAGCTTTTACCTTGGAATAGTGACTGACCCCACAGAGGGGGAACTCATATTCGAGAGGTTAAAAGATCTAAACTTTCCCTCTCTCCAACCTTTACGAAAATCATTTGGAGTAGCGTCAGAACGTATCCCTGATACCGTAGCTGAAGCATTAATAAGTGCAGGCCCATATATAGAACCTGCATTATCTCAAGAAGAACGAGGTCGGTTAAACGCTGACCTCGTTCTTGCCGTTCAAGCAACATTCGATACACTAACAGAAGAAGAACAATGGATATACCACATGCTCGTAGAAGTAGGACTATCCATGCGGTTCGTAGCACGAACATTAAACATACCTAAAACAACGTTCGCTAGACAAAGAGATGAACTAGCTAAGAAAATTCGTAACGAACTACTTAAACACGAGGTAGTTCGAGACAAACTCGGACTGTAACCCGTCGCGTCCACGCGACGAGTTAATGATCTTTTTGTTGCATGCAATCCATCAAGAAAAAAGAAAAGCTTTCCAACCAATGAAACAAAGCAGTCAACGCCACAAGATTCCCCCTAGAAGCATCCTCCCACGACTTCAATATCTCCTCAGGCTCTCCCCGATCAAAGACAATAAGAACACCAAGGCTCTCCCCATCCCACTGGGCGTGAGTGCCATCGTCCATATCTAAACGAAACTTGTTCGCCTGTATCTCCTGATCGATCTCTTCCTCGATGTCCAGCCCCTGAATGGCCATGAAGTCAGCCCATTCATCTTCAAACTGTTCATCAGACGACACTGGTTAACCTTTCAAACGCTCCTGAGCTAAAGACTTTACTGCCGATAGAAGCGCAGCTACCCCAGCGGTGGCTGCGCTTTTTAACGTTGAAAGGTCAGTTACAACAAAGATAGCGAGAAAGGACTGTGCTGCCGTCCAAACAGTGCGTTCAACCCAATTCGTTATGTTGAACCCTTTGTTTTGTTCAGTCATTAGTAGCCTCCACCGTAGCTTGGCCCAGCAGCCCAAGCACGATTGTAATGATCTTGCGCTCGTAGAGCGTTAGCTGCCCTTGCACGATTTATTTGACCTCCAGTTGGGTGGGTCTGTCGTGGGTCTTGCTCATACCAATCGTAACCTATGGGGATCAAGTGTTGCGGTCCTGACATAGGGCCTTGAGAAAGCGAAGTGTTTAAAGCAGGGTTAAACGCTGTAGCTTGGTAAGGCCCGAATTGAGAACCTGTTACCTGCGGGTAAGCGTCAACGTTCGACGATGGTGGCCCTCCTCTGGAAATGGGACCAAAGTTGGTGTAACGGTGGTCTTTGGGCAGGAATCTTTGGTCTGGACCTAGGGCTGATCCTCTCCTGTCTAAACCGTATGGTTCGCCTATTCCAAAGTCAGGGAACATCCCTTCCCAATACGCCCTTGAAGTATTAGTCATAGGGTCAGCAGTTCCAGAGGTGAAAGCGTCAGCTCGAACATAGGGTTTGCTAGCTAGCGCAGCAGCTTGAAGCGCTAACTGCTTACCTAGCGGATCAGTGCCAAACCTAAAGCCACCTTCATAATCACCTGTGTCGGCTACTCTATCCAATCCTCCAGAGGGATACCCCGAATCAGGGGCATCTCTATCAGACTCATTGTAAGGATTACCGTACCGTGGGGCTTGCTCTTGAGGTCGTCGTGCTTCATTAGAAGGATCAGGACCACCTAGAACCTTGTCATAATCAGTTTCCATAGCAAGGAAACGTCGCATATCTGCTTGCCGTTGGGCAGGGTTTGTTTGCCTACCCACTTGCAACTGCCTATTTCTTTCATCCAAGACATCCAGCCCAAATTCTGTAGCTCTTGCTTGGTCTGAACGACTACCTGTATTAGGTAAATAAGTACCTAGCGGAGTTCCTAATTGATCGGTTCCTCCTGCTGCCTCATACTGTTTTCTTGCCTCATCAGGTCTGCTTACTTTTAGTTGGCCGACACCAGCGTCCCTTGGAATAGGCGCAGGGATACGAGCGTCTACGCTACGGATAGCGTTGTTGCTGTAAGGTGGTTGCGGTGTGGGAGTTGAACTACTATACGCACCTCCGCCACGACCAGTAGAAGAAGGAGCATTTATTGTATTTGCTGCTGCACCTGCTGCTGCAAGAATAGCAGCCAAACTAGTAGCCATCAGTACTTAGGCCTTTTGGGTTTACGTTTCTTAGGCATAATGCCTCACTTTCCGAATGGTCGCCCATTGGAATGAGCGTTACCTAAATTAGTTGAACGTAGATACGCTGCGTCTTTCTTCGCCTTCACAGCCATGTCAGCCATGTTCTCAGACGAAGAAGAATCGTAAGGTTGCTTGTCTTGCGAACCAAACGTATCTTCAAAATTTCCGTAACCTTCACCTTTTGGCATGTTACCTCCTATAAGTAGTGCTAAGTGTCCCACCGTGTCGCGTACACGCGACCTAGCTAAACAACATCTTCCAAGTCTGCTGACCAACTACCCCATCAACAGTTAAAAAATCACGAAATTTATGTTGGAACGAACGGACACCAGCAGCCGTTTTAGGGCCATAAACCCCATCGACGGGTCCTGTATCATGCCCCAACTCATTTAAACGGCTCTGAACGGCTCTGACAGCCTCTCCACGGCTTCTACGCCTCCGTGATAGTGGCTTCTTAGATACCTGACCGCCCAAACGAGCCAACTCAACGTTCTCCTGAACAACCTCTTTATCAGATTTAATGACAGGACCATTCAACGGCATACCAGATTGCATCCAGTGATACAGCATTTGCTCAGGACAAGTCGTAGAAGCAAGGTCCCTATGGCCCTTAACCCACAACTTGCCGTCATAACGCCTCTGAATATCATCCACCAAAGCCTTAATAGACCGCTTCGTAGCCTCAGGAATAGGGTCACCACCCCAACCCGTATAACAAATAGCCTCTGTACGGCTATTCCAAGGACGATTCGCAGCAGAAATCACACCAGCACCCCTACCCTCGTAGACAACCCCCTGCTCATCCACCAACCAGTTGTACGCAATACCGTTCCAACCATTAGCGTCAATATGATGACGCTCAAAAGCCTGCACAGCAGACACACCCTTCGGGCCGTTCTTCACACCAGAATGATGTAACACAATTCCCTTAACCCTGTTTTTATTCAGCCTACTAAACGGCCTCTTGGGTCGCCGAGCGCCCCAACCATCCCTAGATATAATAGTTAATGACATTAAATTTCTCTTCTTTCTAGATCAACCATGTCACGGAACATCTGCGACACTTCAACTTGATCTTTAATACGTTGACCACGTTGCGCCCTAGGCGTGTTCATACGAAGACCCAAACCCAAAGCAGTGTTAACAACAGTAGTAAACCACCGCTCCTGTTTGCCCTCCTCGTTCGGCCACAACCTACGAGCACGACCAAACATCGGATGAAACTGATCCAACATATAAATATGGTTATCGCGCATCTTCAACTGGCCCTTTTTATTTCTTTTAAGTATACCCATACCCTCAAGCACCTGCTGGAACACAGGAACCCTCGCCCACATAGGGGCCTGCTGATACCTACCAGTAATAGGAATATCAGCAAACGTCTGCTTCCCAGCCCAAAGCTCAATAGGTAACTTAAACCAAGGCAACGCAGATTCAACAACCGCACGAGTAGGAGACTTCCACATATCCTGAGGGCTATCAGCCTCCTTCAACCAACGACTCAAATCCCTAAACGGCAAATCAGGCAAAACATAAATACGAGAACTATCAAACGACCAAGGAGTACGCATCCCCATATTCTCCGCAAAGAAATCAGGAACAACACCCTCCTCATCGGACTGGAACTCTAAATTGTTCTTGACTTGTTGGAGCCTAGCCCAAGCCCTAGGGTTCTTACCCAAAGATTCCAACAACACAGGAACAATGTTCTTCTGCCAAGTCCAGAAAGGAACAGCCATCTTAACGTTACGCTCGGCCTGAGTAAGATCAGAATAATTAAAATGAAACTTCTCAGCCTGCTTAAAAGCGTCATCAACCGAGCCACCAGTCATCATCGTGTGATGAGCAACCGCCCCGCGTAACATGAACTCAGCGTCTTGGTTCAGAATACGAATACCAGCAGCAGGATAGAACTCTGCTTTCCAAGGCTTAATCGTGCCACCCTGAGCCAACTTCTCCCTACGAGTCATCGCACCCATAGTATCCAAAGTAGAAACAATCTCTTGAGAAACCTGACCGCTTGTCGCAACCCCAGTATCAAGCCATTCCTTAAACAAACGCAACTCATCAACCGTCACCTTGGTGCTACTACCAGCACCAAGCAGAAAGCCTTTCTCCATACTGACAGTAGAACCCCGCTCAATTAACTTATTAATACCAGTATAAATATCTCCATCGCCAGCCTTAGAAGCCAGATTGCGTATCCCCAACACACGAGTATGCGTCGAAAGCGGAACCCCAGCTATCTGGTTATTCAACCAGAAACCACCCATAGTGTTACGCCAAATAAACCCAGTAGTAGAAATAGCCATAGCCTTCCACCAATTCACAAGCGTCAAATAATTCTTAGCCCAAGGCTTCAAACTCTCAGGGTGCATCTTCGCAGAAGCCTGAAACAACGCCTGAAAATTCTCAAGCTGTTGCGTCGTCAAAGGAGTATCACTAGCAAGCGAATAACCCCTTAACTTATTTCTAGTAAAGTTCGATATATTAGCTCCCTGAGTCCCACTTAAATCATGCAAATGAAGAGCGGTCTTTTGCGCTGCCTCACTCCAAGCATCAGCAAAACCCAAAACTACACGGTTATCGTTCATAGCTTTCAAAGCATCGTTAGCAGTTTCAGAAGCAAGGACCCTATCTTTCAGAACAGGAGAAGAAAGCACCTCGTTGTATTGGCTTCTAAATTCTTTAATAGACCTAAACGAATCCATAAGCCAAGCTTGACGAATATCTCTAATTTCTTCTAGATCTGCCTGCCTAAGAACAGCTTCATCTAAACGGGCTTGCCATGTAGCCCGTTGCCCTTCCAAGTAAGTCTTGCCTGATTCTCTTACGCCTTTAAGCTCCGCAGCCCACCCCTCTAAACTAGCAGCAGCTTCCCTGTTCTTAATACTGGCCGTACCTTTAGCAACTTGAGCTTCTAACTCTTTCACTAAAGCAACAATAATGTCTTCCTCTGCTGAAGCTAAATCAGTAAGCAACTGGCCTTTGTAATTTCTAGCTGCATTAATGCTAGGCGTTAAATTAGTATCCCAAGCACGCCCCAACTCAAGCATTTCTCGCTCCAACTGCTTAACAGAAGCAACCCACTGGCGCAAAGGCCCACCAGCACTAGGACCCATCTTCACAGCCAACTGCTCTAAAATATCCAACGGGAGATTCTTCGCATAAACTTGCTTACTAGGGATACGCTTGCCCTTCAAAGCTGCATCAATAGCTCTAATAACATCTTCAGTTAAAGGATCAGGTAAAGACGCTACACCGCGACGGGCTGACTGCACCGCTGTACGTCCAACCTCACGGAAATCCTGAAGAGATTTCCGAATGCTCTGCAACGTACCGCTATCCATGTTAGTTAATACCTGACGCAACGCAGATAAATCAGGAGACACCTTTGCAGAAAGCTGCCCAATGTCAGTAATCAAATTAGCAGTAATCGTAGTCGGGTCAGAATCAACAATGTTCTTAGCCAACACAGATTGCATACCGTCAATCATGCCACCCAAACGATCAACAGCTCGTTCAACTCTCTTCTGATAACTACTCAAATACTGAGAAGGGGTTACACCAAAAGATTCCTTAGCATAATCAGCTTCTTTAGCTGCCCCCAACAACGTATCCAAATCGTCAGCTTGACTAATATCTCGTAAATTACGAGGGCGGTACGCAGGGAGGCCCTCGCCCAAATCCCACAAGTTTCTAATAGATTCAGGAGCGCCTTCAGCGACCTTACCAACTAACTTAATTTGATTCTGAATACCAGTCACCACGGCCCTAAGAGACTGCTGCACCCCGTACAACTCTGCAAGTATCTGAGCAGCTTCCTCCTGACTCGCCTCTATAACTTCCTTATTCTTAAAAGCACGAGCAAGACCCGTAGTAGACGGCGCTTTTGTTGCAGGGCGAGGAATTTTAACTCTAGCTGTTTTAGGAAGACCTTTAGTAACTTCAAGACCAGCAGCCCTACGAGCTTCTTTGAACTGCTTCTTAGAAACAGTCCCAGCTAAATCAAGAACAACTTCATCCCCCTGCAAAAGCATACGGGCACGTTGACTTAAACCCTTCATAGAACCATTTAACAAAGCAGACACCGCACTTGTAACATCAGAAATTAAACCCTCAACCTGAGCCAGATCTCGAACTACCGCTTTGCTCTTTTCAACAGAAGCAGCAGAAACGTTTTTGCTGCCCCCATACGGGCCAACAGGATTATCCATCCAAGCAAGAGCATCTTCCAAATCGTTAATTTCAGCAGCGACCCTATCTAGATCTTGCTGCTGGGCCATCGTCCCTCGATACTTCCTACTTACACCCTTTCTACCTAAAGCAGTACCATCCCACATCTGGGCGTATACTTTAGGAAACATCGCCAGTATTTGTTTTTGAAAGTTATCATAGGAGCCAAGAAATGGCTGACCTTCAAAACCTTTGACAACAATGCCTGCCTCCTGAAAGTAATCAAGCATGTAGTCAGCGCGAAGCGTTGACTCCATCTGGGTTACATACCGAGTAAATACCTTCTGAGGATCTTTAGAAAAAATATCGATCCAGTTCTCAAGCCCAGCATCTTCCCCAAGTTTAACCTGCTGAGCGCGAGCGCTTAACCCCCCAGCTAACCTTGGGTCCTTAATAGGTGCTTTCCCAACTAAATTATGGCGAACAGCTTCTCCGCCATCCATTAACTTAATAGTAAGACTTTCACCAACAGTATTTAAATGGATTCTAAGCTTTGCTAAGAACTCTTCCCTACCGACATTCCTATTTAAGTTCAATTTACGAGGATGAATCATTCGCGTAAACTCTGGAGATATATTAAATGAACCCCAGTTGTCCTCAACCATCCTAACTATTTCTTCAGGTTCAGCTATCTTTCTTCCAGTAGTTGCAGAACCACGCAAACCAGTAGTCCCAGCTTTATCAGCAGGAAGCATCGGATCGTCAGGGCCTAATCGTTTTAAAGCCCGCCACCCCTCATCATCAATAAAGTGAGCAGAATAAAACTGCTCCCTCAACATAGACAAATGCGGTTTAACACCAGCAAGAGGCAAAGAATCATTCCATTTAGTTCCAACGTTTTCCCAAAAATTAACAAGCGCCGTATGCGTATCTATCCACGCATCAGTATGGTATTTACCAGATAACTCCAAAAGATAAGGGTTAAGTATTTCCTCCCCAGTGAACTGGCTAGGGGGAAGAACACCTTCCTGCCCCGCTGCAGCTAGCCTGTACCTAAGGGGAGCTTCAACACCAACCATAATTTTAGCAAAGTCCTCATCTGTTAAACCAGCTTTATGAGCGTTCCTAACGATCTTGTTAAACTCATTTGAAGTATATGTTTTCCAGATTCCCGCAGATACATCAGAAGCTTGCGCCCCCTCCTGACCAAAGTAGCCCCAAAGACGCTCTTCAGCATTCTTAGCGGACCTAGACCGACGAATAGGAGCCGAAGTAGAAAGACCATCAGCTATGCTAGCCCCATACTTAGTCGCCAACACACCACGCCAAGTCTTACCCAAACTACCAGCCATAGTAGCCATAACTCTTCCCGTAGAAAAAGGAATCTTAAACGCTTCAACAGGCATGTTCATAGCTGCACGAGCAGCAGCATCTATTTGCCTATTCACACCACCGCCAAGAACCCCTTTTCGTATATCTCCCATCCTTTTAAGAATTTGGGCTTGCACCACATCATCAGTAGTGTCAATGGCCTTCTCGACAAACGTTAAAGAACCAGACCTACCCTTAACAGCAGTTGGAGCTAACTGTTGAACACGGCGAACATCCAACCAATCGCCAAGACGAGGAACCATAGAACGCAAAGGGCGTTCAACGATTCCTCGACCTAAACGGCCAGTCGCAGGAATAGTAAACCTTAACCCTGTATCAATACCTATTTCTTTTAAAGCATCTCCGCCAGCCATAATCGTGCGACTACGGGATACAGCCTCCTCAGCTCTGAACATTCGTTCAGCTTTCTGAATATCGCCAGCTTTTTCTGCTGTGCGACCCACGTCGATAAGCGCCTTAGCGACATCATCAACTTTAGAAGCCCTAGCAGCCAACCCAAGGCCAGCCATATACGTCAAAGGATCTAAAGCAACATCAAGACTTAAACCAAGAAGAAAACCTTCTAAACCATCAGGCCCAATATTCCAATCCCTGAGTACTTCTCCCCCCATCATGTGACGGTTAGCTTGATCCCACCATTCATTTAAAGAAAAGCTTTGCCCATCTGCAAAAATATCTCCTACTTCTTTAACTGTAGAAACCAAAAAAGAACGCGGAGCGTCAAGCACGCCAATGATAGGACCCAAAATAGGTACATCAAAAATACCTCCGCTTTGCTTCGGCTTAGGCTGGGTAAGAGGCCCAGCAACACTAAATCCAGTAGTCTGTGGAGGTGCTATAGGTTGTTGGGGGACAATAGGAGCAGGAGCAGGAGTCGTCGGAGCTTGTATCCCCAGAGCTTTGGCTATATTAGAACGAGAAAGTTTAACTTCTTCTGTTAAAGGCCCCGCTGAATCAAACTCTATTGCCATGACTATGACTGAAATTGAGGAAGGCCAGCAATAGTAGCAGGATCAAAACCAGCACCTCCTCGTTGCGCTATTATGCCAGAAACAATCTCATCCAGTTCTTCCTGCGTCAGATACTGAGTATCAAACAAGCCCAAATAGTCATCTAGCCATTCCATAGGAACCCCTTGATACATGTTTGGCTGCTCTACTGGATCAGGAGCATCAGGGGCCATTAGCATGCTGTCATCAAGCAAACCAGCTTCCATCAAAGCGTAAACTTCCCAAGGGTCACTAAGAGCACCTCCCCTATTTGCACTACCAGCAGCAATAATTGTAGCTATATCCATTTGCATCTGAGCATCTTGCTGTGCTTGCTGAAGCTCGGCAGCAGCAGCAGCAGCAGCCTCAGCACCGCTTATTTTACGCTGCAAAACGCTTGCATCGATCATAGAAAGTGTCGATTGTAAATTCTCGCTTATCTGGAATAAGCCCATAGCAAGGTCACTGTCGGTCTGCGACCTCATTTGTGCCAACGTATCAGCAGCTATCCGATCCAAATTAGAAGTTAAGTCAGCGCCCATGTTGTATATGCCATACAACGCTGCGCCCACTTCACCACCAACTTCACGAACTGTTTCTAAAGCATCTATCCCAATGTCAGCTAACGCAGAAGATGTCTCATCAAGGGATACACCCATGAACTCTAAAGCCTCATCAAGTCTTCCTTGAGATGCCACATTTGAAGCTTCAGTAGTAGCTCCTCTTTCGGCTTCCCACCTGTCGTAGTCTTCAAGTAATCTTGCGTACTCGCTTTCTACAAGGCCTGTGCCAGCAGAAGCTGCTCTTATAGCCTCTTCGCGTTGCATATTGGCAAGCTGAGTGTAGTAATCTAATGCGCTTGGCCCTTGATAAGCTGGAGATCCACCGCCACCATAAGGCCCAGCTTCACCAAGTACTTGGTCAACATAGTCAACGCCTGCGAATACGTCGTTAATGTTTTGATCCCTTGGAGGAGTAGGACCATAATTTTCAGGACCTGCTTGCGAAAGATTAGCATACGGTGAACCTATTCCACCGCCAACTAACTCAGGCATCCCGTACTGGTCTATGTAACCTGCAATCAATTCCTCTTGAGTAGGACCACTTGGGTTAAACATTTCTTGAACGCCTTCTTTAATGTTCTCCATAGGCCACATAACACCGCTGGTTACGCCTTGTATAGTATCTCCTGCTATCTGAGGTATTCCAGTAACTACATCGTTAATAGATGTAGTTCCACCCAACACAGGTAAACCACCTATAACATCAAACAGGCCTCCTTGAACAGTAGAGCTATCACCTAAGCCAGACTCATTCCAACCGCTTTGAATCCAGCCTCCCAAATCATCGTAAATAGAGTCGTAATTCATCGGGTTGATTTTATCCACAACTTTCCCTACAGGGCCGTGATGCCACCATTCGTGACTCATTATGCCATCCCCTGACTACGCAAAGCATTCGCAACAACCTGCTGAAACCTATCTGTACCCACCATCTGGCGCAACTCTCCTAAATCATACTGTGCAGTTAAATCCTGCAAACCCAAACCCTGTAACACTGTCTCTAAATCAGACCTCAAATCACCAGTAGCTCGGCCATAAGCATCCGCTAAACGCTGCCCACCACGCTGATACTGACCGCTGTCAAGCATCCCACGCCGATTATACGCAGCAGGTAAACTACGAACACCTAAATCAAACGAGCGTTTTGAACGATCCTGCTGCCTAGCCCAATCCATCAAAGCCCTTTGACTATGATAAGTATTCCAAGCCAGAGTTTCCTGCGTGTTAGCAGTAGCAGTAGATAAATTAGGAGCTATCGAACTAGCAGCAGCACCAGTAGTCCCAGATACTAAATCCTTGTAATTATCCCCCTGATAACCAGTAATCGACATTAAAGCCTCCTATATTAACCCTCTAATGTCCCAGCATGCGCCCTACAATGCTCACATTCACACTCTTTCATGTGGTTAAGCAACGCAGAGATACGCACAGCTTGCACAGAAATAAGAAACTCCTGTGGGTAACGTGCTTGTATTTCTTGTAGTATCGCTTCTTGCGGTAATTGTTCTTCCATTACGCTCCTTCAGGTGGGTCAGGAAACTCTACAACCATTCCCAAGGTAGCAGTTGCAGGCAAATTTCTCAATGCTGTCCTATATGAAGCCCATTCAACTTTTTTAGAATCAGACAATGGGCTGTCTGCTGTTTGAGTCCAGTCAGAAGTTACTAGGCGACGATCTCTTTCTCGTCTGAGCATGGCCACCCATTGAGCGTCACTCATTGGGCCGTCAGTACCATCCTCCCACTGTTCGGTCCCAGAATTGTAAACTCCATGTGCTGGTTCTAAACCTATTTGGATCATCATGCTGCCCGATACCATCCGTTCATGTGAATAATTCCGCTTGTGTTCCACCCTGCTGGAACACTTGTACCACCGTTGGCATTCGTCAAAGAAGCGTAAGTGCTACTTGCAACCTCAGTGCAAAGAAACGCTGAAGACCCTGAAGTCAGAACTGGCCCTTCATAAAGCGTTCCTCCGTCTGGAGCTAACGCACAGGTTAGCCATTGGTAGCTAGTATTACCCTCTGCTGCCACTGGAAGTGACACGGACATAGACCCTGACGAATAACCAGTCCCACTACCTGCTACAGCTCTCATTTTTACGAATACCCATTCGTCGAGCTGAACGTATTGTGCAACTACTGTCGCATTTCCGATTGATACGTTGCCCCATGTTGGAGTCCATGTTTTCCAAGCGCCGTCGCCAACAAATTCTACCTTCCCACTGACCACCATTCTGTCGTCGCTTTCGTCCCACCAAAAGTAACTAGTGTCGGCTGTCGCTCCGTAGAAAATTACATCATGCCCAGTACCATTAACACCGACAGTCAACGCACCCTTAAACGTAGGAGAAGTATCCCACGCAGACGTACCAGAACCAGTACCCATAAGCACAGCATCAGCAACAGCATTAGAATCACCAGTACCCAACTTCGTCTCTAACGCAATAATCGCACCAGAATGATTTGTATGAACAACATCATGTTCCTTACCAGAATCATCCATCTCATCCGACGCAGCAATTGTCGGCTGCTGAGTCGAAGTATCTAAACTACTAGGGAAATTTGTAGCCATACAACACCCCTATTCTTCTCCGTAAAGAATCTCCTCAGATTGAGTCTTACGACCAACCAACGAGAACGAACTATCTCCAACTTTAGTAGCAGCCCAACCTTTAAGAACAGATAACACGGCAGCAAACCCAGAAGCTACAACAAGTTTCCAGTTGCTTACGCCCATCTCAAGGAAGGAGTTACCACTGATCGTGGCTACTGCTGCTTGTACGAAAGTCGCTCCGCAGCGTTCAAGTAAATCTAAATATTCTTTCATTTTCTCAATAAAGCCTTCCAAGTATTAGGACCAACAATCCCATCAACATATAATAGACGACGCTTCTGAAACTCCACAACAGCCTTATGCGTAAGCCTTCCAAAATCCCCATCAACTTTGTACCGATAAAACCCCTTATTACCAAGAAGCCCCTGAACTACTTTCACAGGCTGCCCCTTAGAACCCTTCTTCAACGGATGCCGTCGAATCAAATCTTCTATCTCAGCTAACGCAGCGCCGATACCCTTAAGGTCTTGCTTAACTTTCTTCTTAGCTTTCGTTCCCTTCAAAGCCGGAGCATCAAACCACTGAATCTTGCCCTTAACTACCTTGCAAGGCTGGTGATGCCACCACTCTCCTCTAACGTATGCAACCATACCATAAGATTTAGCTATAGCGTTTACTTGAGAAGTACTGATACCACGCCCAGTAATTCTAAAGTCAACGGCATAACCCCAGTTATCAAACGCTGGTTGCTGCATGTGATACGAACCCTGAAAGCCTGACGCTGTTTTACGGTCAGGGTTAGCTGCTAGGTTAAAACCTGCCCTACCGCTTTTGTATCCGTCGTACAAGTATTTTTGTTGTGCGTAAGTACGTACAGCAGATACTACCTTGACACGGCCAGAAATTCTGTCATCTGCAAAAAACGCTTCTAACCTGCGTTTAAACTCAGGGTGTAGAAGTTTAGTATTTATACTGCTATTCGTTGTCGGTATCATTTTCTGGTGGCTCTTGTAACTTTCTGATTTGTACTGCTTGTACGCAGATTTGTAGTTGTAGCGGAAATTGTCTTTCTACTTCTTGAAGTATCTCTACTGGGCTGAGTTCCATTATTATCCTTCTAATGTTTTTAAACGGCTATTTAGATCTTTAACAACTTCAAGCAAATACACGCATAGTTGTTCGTAGTTTACTGAGTCAACGACAGGAGTGTCGCCTTCACTATCGACAACACGGTAAACGCCTAGTTCTGGGATTTGTTCGGCTACGTCTTCTGCTATTAAACCAAATGATCGTGTACGTTGTGCGTTTATTTCTTCTTTCCAGTTAAACTTTACAGCTTGTAAATTGTAAACATTTTCCCAATCTGATTTGGTAAAGTTTTCAATATTTTCTTTATACCGTTTTGACGAACTATCTGCACCTATTACTAACGTCCTGCCACTAGCGTCTTCTCCTCGACGTAACGTTGTGTAACTTGTAACTGTAGGTAACGTAGCTTTAAAACCCATGTTGTTTGCTGCTGATCGAAAAAAACCAAGATCAGGGTCACTAGCAAACGTTAAAGAAGGGGCGCTGTCAGACCCATTAGCAACTTTTAAAGTGCCAGAAACATCTAAAGCGCCGTTAAGGTCAACGTCACCATCTATAGTAACTATTGTAGAAGCATTCAAATCAATCGTTGGTGCTGTGAAATCCAACGTAGTACCAGCATCCATAGTTAAATGCCCATCACCAGCAGCTACAATTCTTTCGCCACCTCTATCATAAAAATATATACCGCTATCTTGAGTTAGAACTAAAGCATCATACGCTTGATCCCAAAGCATCCAATGATCCGCAGAAGCACCAAAGAACTTAACGTCATGGCCAGTATCATTAACGCCAACAGTTACATCGCCAAGAAACGTAGGTGACGTATCCCAAGCAGAAGCCCCAGAACCAGTACCTATAAGAACAGCGCCAGTAGAAGCAGTAGTATCACCAGTACCTACCTTCTCCTCAATTTGAACAATCGCCGTATTCGTAACCTCATGCATATCAGCATGATTAGGTGAATTAAGATTAGCAGTTTCAGAAATACTACTCGGAAGATTACTTGTGCTATCTAAACTACTTGGATAATTTGTTGCAGCCATTCACCCTCCTACGGAGTTAAATCAATCGTGAAAATACCACCAGCATTAAACGCAATTGTAAACGTGCCATTACTCGACGAAAAATTAGCACCAAAATCAATATACGCAATAAGCGGATCATCAGTTAAAGAATCGTCATAAATCACAGCGCCTCTAGCGTCTGTAATCGTCGCAGATGACCATGACGTATCGGCAGCATCAAACTTAATAGTGCCACCTGTCTGAGTCAAAGCCAAACTACTTAACGTATTACCACCAGCAGTATAATTAGTTCCAGAAACTTCATTACTTACATCAGCTTTAAAATCGTGCGCTCCAAAATCAGGCGTATACGACGACGTAACTAACATTATTTTAATAGTGTCGCTGTCTAAATCTAACGCAAGAGTATTTTTTAAAGCGTTTAGGAACGTTATCCCATAAAGTCCGCTAGCCATCAGCGTTCTCCTTATCAGTTACAACACTGGCTTGTATCGTCTCAGCAGTTATAACCACATCTACTTGTTCGTCTTCCATAACCGTTAATAATAATATACTAACACATTAAAAGATAGAGGGAAGGCCAACCTCCCAGTAAAGTTAGCCTTCCCAAACTATCGTTAGGAGCTATTAGTTAGCGCCTATTGAGGATGAAGATTCAATCCTTCTGATGGATGCTTCACGGAATCGTGAGTACCCAACAAGGTGATACCAGCCAACGTGGTTGAAACGTCGGAGGAGATCAGTTGTAGGACCAAATACGACACTGGGGTCTTCACCAAATCCGGCTGCACGGCTAACGGCTTTTGCCATAGCTTGCTTACCACAGATAATGGTTTCATACTCGTCAACATTAGAAGCACCAGCGTTTGTACCAATGTCCAAACGTGGGGTTTCAATGAAGTCAACACCACCATAAACACCAATGCTACCTGTTCGGATAGCGCCAGCGTCTTGCTGGTTTTGGTGTGCGATTACGTCAGTTACCGTAGTAGCATTTCGTAAATCGTAGGAAACGTCAGGGTGGATAAATCCAACGTAAACGCCTCCATCAAAAGTAGGTGCAGATGCAGCACGGGCATTAGCAACAGCTTTACGGACAAGAGCAGCGGTCATAATATCGCCTGCTGCTAGTTCTCCTGTAGCTGTGGCATCGCCACCGTACAGCACGTTGCTTCCAGCGACAAGAATACCGTGAACGATATTGTCGAGGCTGTTGGCCATGTTGTAACCGATAATGTTCGCAGCGTCAGCGTCTACGTTTAAGAAGCTGGTTCCACGGAGTTTAGCGGTTGTGGTGACAGCGTTACCATATTCAGCAAGAGTTACAGTAACCGTTGAATCACCAAGCGCAACAGCAGTTACGTCACTGGCTTCAGTGAGAGCTGATGTAGCTTGAGAAAGGTCACTATAAATGTTGAATTGGACGCTAGCACCTGCATGAGACTGGTTAGTTGACTTTACGTCACATACCATCTCAAACATAGGTTGTGAACGGAGAGCGAAATACGCTAACTGTTCAAATGCGGCGGTATCGGAACTTACTTGTCCCGTTCCTGTAGTTGCCATTGTAGTTTCTCCAATTAAGTTTGGAGCCTACTTACACCATTGCGTTCCAAGTACCGCCATTAGATTCCCAAATTGCCCGTAATTCTTCAGGGTTTTTAGTTTGTTTAATTAACTCAATAAGGTTAGCATCTGCCACAGGACCAGCATCATCGCCAGCTTGTTGGATTCTACGCTCCGTTTCAAACTGATTTGCTTGCGCCTGCTGCTCTGCCAAATTGCCGATACTAGCTGTAGTCGTCATAGCAGACAACCCAGCATCGTTAGCCTCAGCTTGTATCGCTTGAACAGATAGCTCGCCTTCGTAGCCTTTCATGAAATACTCAGTCATCTTATTAGATGGATCTAAGCCAGCATCACGGAACACTTCTTTACGTTGCATCTGCTCAACTTGCGCTTCAAGCTCAGTAGCCCTCGCAGCTTTCGCTTCAAGTTCTCTACGCCAATTTGGTTTGGATTCAGTACTAGAAACTTCTTCGGTTTCTGTAGACTCATTTTCCATTATGTCACTCACCTCTGGTACACGCTAACAACGGTGGCATGTTAGCGGAGTTAATTTTTTTTGTGTGTGAACGGCTCACCCTCTTAATGGGGCAGATCACAAATATAAATATATAAAGAATTAAGGTTTGTGTCTACAACCTAAGCCATTTGTGCAGCGCCTAGCCCAGAAGCACCAGTTTGTTGCAACAAACCACCAGCTCCAGACTGTTGCGTCTGTTGCCTTCTTTCACGTATACGCCTAACTAAAGTAGCGTCATCAGCGTCTAACCCAAAAGCAGAAGAAGCTAACGTATCAACAGAAACGCCTTCGCTTCTTAACGTAGACTGTGTTAAACCAGCGCTAGATGCTAAAGCACGCACTGAAACTGGTTGCACATCAGGTTGCCTAGCTAACTGTTCAGCCACACCAGTACTAAACCCTTCACCTAAAGTGCTTTTAGCTGTAGAAGATAACCCAGCAGCAGTCATTTGCAGTTTTAATTCCATTAAAGTAACGGCCCTATCAGGATCTAAGAAATACGATATTAAATCTCCGTCGTCTATTTCTGGATACAACCGCCGTAACTCTTCATCTAAATTAGGATCAATTTCTGATACTGCTTGCGCTGCTAACGCTGTACGTGTAGCAAATTCTTCAGGCGAAACATCGTTGCCTATAAAAGACGCAAAATCTTCAGGCGAATCATAAAAAGATTTAGGCAAACCAAATTCAGCTAAAACACTAGCGTAACCACTTTCTAATTCAAGGTATCTAGCTTCTGAAACTTGATTCAAACCGTTTTCTCTACGAGTAGCCATACCAGCAAACCGATCTTTATATTCATCTGTTCCTCGTAACCGAATTGTCATCTGCTGAACTGAAAGATTTAAAGAAACCCATTCTTTAATTGTATCTACTAAAGATAAAGGTAAATCATATTGATTTAACAAGTCTTCAAGTATGTCGTATGCTTCGTCTGCATTATATTCTGGTGTATCTGGTACTGGTATATTTTGATTTATAAAAGGATTTTGCCCTACATACAAATTATCTTGTGTTTCTTGTTCTATTGCCTCATTAATTTCTTCTTCCGAAGGCACTCCTAAAAACGGCCCATTTGCCATATCTAAACCCTTCCAAACGAATCAGCTAAAGCATCAACAAGACTATATATCTTTTCTTGCCCTTTGTTACTACCTAAATAATCCCCAGTAGAACGCACATAATTTTCTGCTTCCCAAGTAGTCATCAATCTAGGGCTACCTGAATTATCAACATAATTTATAACCGGATTCCATTTACTATCACGCAAATCAACTTTCTTACCTAACAAATTCTCAATAGATGTTTCAGTATTAAAAAGTAACTGCTTAGGAGTCACCCCTAATTTTGTAGCTTGCTCTTCTAAATGCGGATAAGCAATATACGCCTGATCCTGCAACATTTGTTTAAATTCTTCTTGAGTTAAATCACCAGTAAGCAACTGCTCTGCATATTCTCTAGCTTGTTCTTCATTCATATTTAAATAATAATCGCCAGCAGTTACTAAAGTATTTTCTACCATTCCTTGAAATTCATTTAACTCATTAACCATTTCTTTATTTTCAATTTCAGCAAAAATAGTTTTATACAACGTATCAGTATTTGTTTGTGTAACAGGGCCATTTAATCTTTGAAACTGATAAGCTAAATTATAAACTTCTTGGTCAGATAACTCATACCCAAGACCTCTAAGGCTATCGCTTACTTGATCTATAGTTGCTTGCAAAAATTCTAAACGATCTGCTTCACTCTTCTTTTGATACTCAACATCGAACTCACGCATACGTGAATTATTTTCCATACCCCATTCAGTTTTACGCAACAAACTCGGAATTTGGTACAGCATAGCGTTTTCAGTAGTCGGGTCTATATTGGTTGATTCTATATAAGTAACAACGTCTACTTCCATTAATTTTGAAGGATCGTTATATGCAACAGGGTTACCATTAATATCAAGCCCGATATATAAATCACCTCTTATGTCACGGTCATACATAAAGAAACCAAACGCACCGTATTGTTCACTTAAACCAGTTGCATCTCCTAACGTATCCGCAAAAGATGGAACTCCTAAAAACGGTCCGCTACTACTTAAAGTTGTTTCTTGAGCAGGTTGAGCTTGCGTCCCAGAAGGAGGTAAAGAACCATCTGCCATAAATGCCCTAGACGACATGCGGTTTTGTCGGGCAGTACCTTGATTGCGAGATCTAGTAGCTCCAACATAACCCGTGTCTTTAGGAAGAGCAGCGCTACCACCTTGGAACGGATCGCCCATACCAAATTCTTTTAACGTGCCAGTAGCTGCGTGTGCAGCAACCTCTTTACTTCTTCCAGTTCTTATAAGATTAGCTTCATCATTTCGCCTGCCATACAAAGCACCGCCATCATTAGCAGCTAAACCATATTCTGTGTTATCAATATAATCAGCTAACGCTAAAACATCGCCAGTATCTACAGCTTTATTAATTTCTTTAACAAAATCTGGGCCACCAGCAGAACCATAATTATACGTAATTGACATAACCGCAGCTTGCGTATTCGCATCTAAAGACTGATACCTTTCTTGCCCAGCAGCTAACAACTCTTCTCTATTCTCAAACCCGTAAATAGTTACATGACTATATTGATCTAATTCAACATACGGTTCAGTAGCACCTGAAGGCAACGGAGCGTATTCTTCACCATCAGCCTCCGAACTAATAAAATCATACTGCCAACCATCACCAAACCTATTAATATAATCTTGATCGCTACTACCTTTACGCAAACTAGCGGTATTCAATGCAAGTTCAGCAAATAAAATTTCTCTATGTTTTTCAATTTCTTGATCTAAACGAGCAAGAGCTGTTTCTTTATCCATAGTGTCGTCAGGTTGAACGCCACCAGTAAACCCAAACCCTATAGTCGGCACATCATCGCCACGCAAAGGATCTGAATAAGCATTTTCACGGAAACCTTCATGCGCCATAATTACCGCACGTTCTAACTCTATATTTTGATTACGTGAATCACGCAACTCATTTTCAACTCTTCTTTGAGAATCCAACGTAGCTTTTTCCGCATCAAACGACCTAATCAACTCAAGCGCAAACTTATAATCTCCGTCAGTTTCAGCTAAATTTTCAAACTTATTCCAATCAATATTAGGAATAGCCATAGTGCCTCCCATCAGCAACACTACCAACCAACGCAAAAACATAACCCAAATCTATCATTACATATTCCTAACAGCAGCTTCAATAGCTCTAATAGTCGAACCCTCAGCTTCAGCTAGAGACAATTTAGGGAACTCTTCTTGCACAAACTTTTTAGCTTGAGAATCTACCATAGGCATTTGCATATTATCAGTATAATAATGGTCAACTGTTTCTTTCATAAAAACAACAAACGCTCGTTTCTGCGCTTCTGTTAATTCAATACCTAACATCTGGCCAGCTTTGTTATTAACAGCATCCATTAAATACACAGGGTCGTAATCTTTATAACCTTCTTCTTCTCGTTCTTGAGTTATACCTAATTCAAATAAGGCTTGTATTTCTTCTACTGTTCTTCCGCTTTGACCAGTTAAAATATTAAACGTTGTCGGATCACCAGTACCAAACTGGGCAGGTACTGGAACACCACCTACATCAGTAACAGGCAACGTAGGTTTAGCAATTTCCATCATTCTATACGCTTCTAGCATCTGGTTATTAAACGCAGTATTGTCAAACGAACCATCAGACCTAAAAATATCGCCCATATTGCCAATATTCACAAACGCTAATTCAATAGCTATTAATGCTTTCTGGTCATCTGGCAAATAATTAAGTACTTCACCTATATTTTCTTTAATAAACCATTCATCAGTTTCAGAAAAAAGCTCAGCTAACGCTTCTTCCTCATCAGTACTATAAGTAGTTTCTGGTGTAGGTCTAACTCCCAAAGACGTAGCTGGTGCTACTACCCCTTCTGTGCCTTCAGGGATAAATCCTTCTCTAACCATTTCAGGATTAATTGTTCCCAAAGTAGGAGTAGTTAACGACAAAACACTTTTAAACTCATCGCTGTCTCTTACCTCTATAAGAAAACTATCTAATTCACCTTTAGTAACACCTTCAGGATTTACTGAACTAAGTCCTATTAATTTATTATTTTCAAGAATTGTTTGATTAAAAAGTCCAAGTATTTCCGGTTGTGTAAGCAACGAGTTTGCATCATATTCTTCGATACTTGCAAAATCAGTTTCCCAACTTTTTTCAATTTGTTTAAAAATTATAGAATCTTCAACAGATTCATACTGTGCAATAATTTGCTCAGCTATGTTGTCGCCGAATATTCTCTTTAAATTATCTTTAGCTTTATTGCTTAACTCCATAACACTATCCTAGTCTGCCCAACTGTTCTTGGGAATAAGATCATTCTCTAAAAACCTTGAATAAAACAAAGCAAAATCTGGCCTAGTAGCAAATTCAGATCTAACTTGATCCCACTCATACATTAATAACCTATTGTTATCAGCTTCCAAAGAACTACTAGGCAACCTTCTCAAATCATTTTCAAAATCGTTCCGAATATCTAAATACTCTACAAGGCTACCAATCCAAGGCTTATACGCTAACGACGGTTCTTCAACCAAAGCCCTAGCGCCTTCCATCACCTCAGCAATATAATTAGAAGAACTAAATTCTTCAATCGCTTCACCAAACAACGGATATTTTTCACTAAGTTCTGCTTTTTTAAGATCATAATATAGCTTCAAACCAGAATGAACAGCAGCAGAAGGCGAATTACTTAACCCATCATTAGCATACAACAATTGATTATAAGACGGGCTTCCTTCTACACCATCTATCGGACTATCTTTCCAAGCGTTTAATTCAGTATACCCACGTGACACTTCTGTCTGTTTAATAAATTCTTCAGGCGTATAAATTTCACGCCATCCTTCATTCATAAAAATTTGTTGAACAGCCGGTGAAAACGCTCCATCTTCAATAGCGCTAACACGCAAAGAATTAGTTACAACAGAAGTCATTACAGGATATTTTTCTATAAAATCTTTATGTTCTTGAGATAATTTAAACGACTCTATTGTCGGAGCAACACCTTTAGCGTTTCTAGTTGCGTTACCGCTTAGAAAGAAAAACTCTTCACCGTAAATACTGAGGAATTGGTTAACAGCCCATTCAGGTTCTTTTCCTATGACTCTACCATGTTCTTCTAATTGATTTAATTTTATAATATACGGTTCATACGGAGAACCTTCAGCAGAAGCTACAGGTATTACAGTAGTTGCAAGAAACTTTAAAAACCCGACACTTTGTGTCATTTCTTCAGCTTTAGCTATAACACTACTTTGTACTTCAGGGTCAGTGTAGTCGTAAGGAGTTCCTGCTTCTCTAGCTTTAACGTCAAGGTAAGTCACCATATCAATCATGGTCAATCCGTAGTTTTGTTTATTGCCAAAACGGAAAGGATTATCTGGATCTAACGCTGTGTAGTATAAATGATCGGCCCATGACGGAGTAAATTCTTGAACAAAACGTTCAACAAAGTTTCCATCTGGGTGGCCAAATGGGAACATCCATCCAGCAACTTTTTCTATTTCAGGTTTTTTAAAATCAAACATAAACGTTCGTAAAGGCAACGTAATAAACGGGCCAGCACTAGGAGTTGTTTTAGTCAACATCGTAAACAACCCATCTTTATCTAACTTAATTCCAACCTCGTCAACAAGCTCACCGACACTACCAATAGGAGAACTAGGCAACACCTGATTAGCAGCGTCACTAATACTATTAGTAAATTTAGGATTAACTAACAACGATGCAAGAGCGCTATCTTTAGGTCTAAACACAACATTTAAATTTCCGTATTGATCTTCTTCTTGTGTCAACCCTAGGATCGGCAGTTCAACATCATCTTTAGTAAACAACCGGACACCTTTGTAAGCAAACGCAGGGTTTTCTATAGCTAGCCCAGCCCACCTGCCAATAACTTCTTGCCACGCATTAAAGAACGGCGACATAAAACCAACCATTTCAGCAAATTCGCTGTGTTCAGCTAGCTCATACATAACTTCTCTAGTATCTTTAAAAGCTGCTTTACGTGCTTCGTCTTCCATACGAATAATATCAGCAGGCGTTAAATCATACGTGCCGTCAGCTTTAGCGTAAGGCGCTGCGCTATCTATTAAATGCGTCCTATACCTAGATTCAAAAAATGGTCCTCTTGAAATATCATCTGCTGCGCCTGTGCCAAGATTTTGAAATGTTTTATCAATCAAATCACGTGTCCATTTTATAAAACCTTCTTGTTTTGCTGATGGTTGACTAATAGAATCTCTAGCTTTACCAAACCCTCCACGTGAAGAGTTATCTTTTATACGAATTTGAGCAATAATTTCGTTAGCTTTACTACCATCAAATCCATGTCTAGCTATAAACTCTGGATCAGTTAATGTCGATTTAACATCATCCCAACTAATTTCCTCACCTGCACGCACCTTGGCACGCAAATCAGGGAAATATTCAGGAGGAAGAAAATCATTAACTTCATCAATAGCGTCTTCAGCTATTTCTTTAAATATTTTTCTATCAGCGCCTTTTCCTTCATAACCTTTTATTTGATACTTACGTTGCAAACGAGGCGTGTTTTCAATTAAAGCAGCGATAGCTTCAACTTTTTGCACGTGAGACAAACTGTCATTATACATAATGTTGTAAAATGATATTTCGTTAGTACCTGTACGTGACATCTGCATATAAGTACGTGTCCACGCTGTTCTCATCTGAGAAGCAGTAACACCTTCTTTAAGAACATCAACAATTTCCCATCCTTCACCTATGTTTTCATTTATTTGGCGTTTAGCAGCAGCAACAGGTCCACGCATAGATGTGTCAAGACTATTAGCGCTAGATAACTGCCTTTGAGACATGCGTTGGAACCTTAAATCAGAACCCCACGCATTACCAAAAGTTGCGTTACCAATAGTTTGTCTAGGGTAACCAGCTTTTTCCCACCACATATCAGCTTGGTCAAATAAACTAACAACCTTATCTTTATCAGCCCAAGACAAACCAAAATTATATTCATCTTCAAGCCACGCTAAATCTTTTAACAACTGATCGCCACTAGAACTTAAACGTTCAGCAAGTTCTATAACAGTTATATCATCTGCTGCTTCTCCTATTATACGTGCAGCGTCAATTTGAAACGCATTCGCTAATTGCGCTGCTGAACTTTTAACAGCATACTTTTGTAAATTCTTAGTACGGTTTTTCCAATATCTAAAACCCCAACCAGCACCAAGCAAAGGATTAACCATACCCCCTACAAGCGCACGTGCAGTTATGCCAAGACCTTTTCTACGTGAAGGGCTTATTTTAGTAGCTTCTTCTTTAGCTCTTAAAGCGTCTTCTATATAACGAGCAGAAGCACTATCCATAACAGCTTCTAAATTTAAACCTCGTTCTTCAACAAATTTAACTATATCTATTAACGTCGCATCATTAGAAACTTTTGGCACGTCTTTACTTTTTGCAAAATCTTTATTTAATTCATTTCGCAACGCAACAGAAAAACCTTCATCAGTCAAATTCAAACCACGTGCTTGCATATTTTGAACCCAACGATTAAACCCTTTGTTAAGCGTACCTAACATAGGTAGTACTCCCATGACAGCAGCAGCACGCAACTTTTCATCAGTTAACACACGCACAGTCCAACGAGGCGTTAACAATTTACCAGCAGTCCAAACTTCCTGTAAACCTTTAGCAGCCACAGGAACTGCCTTAGCGTATTTGCTTCGTTTAAGATCTACTAACTTTCCTTCTTTTTGCGTTCCACGTTTACCGCTACCAAAATAATCAGTTCTATTCATTGATCTATTAATTTCACGTTGCAACAAATCAAATCTAGGAATAATAGAACATTCAGCTAACTGAGCTAAACTTAAATTATACGTATACGTATGTATGCCTTCATTAACAGGAACGTTAGTATACGTATGCTCCTCAGTATACGCTTTACGTTCTGTTACAAGTTGACCATCTTTATCGTATATACGTTTGCCACGCATCCCAGTTTCATCAACAGTGTACTTAGTTTCACTCATATCAATAGGTTTAAATTCTTTATTATCTAACCTATTAAGAAAATCTTTTTGAGCGCCATTTAATTGCTTAACAAGATAGTCTTTAGGTATATCAACTAATGCGCCTGTATCGTCATAAACTTTAATATCTTGTTTACGCATCATGCCTTCAGCCCTGTAAATCAATTTGTTCATTGTTGCTGTGTAATATTCAACAAACGTTGAGTAATCTTCACCTTTAAAAACATATTCATTCCATTTGCCTAAAATTTCTACAGCTTCTTTTTCAGAAAGCAATCTTTTCCCACCAATAACAAATTCTGAAGCGTCTTCAATAGCACGCTCAAACATAATCGTAGATTGCCCACCTAAATCAGTAAAATGGATTAAGCCTTGAGGCACACGGCTAGTAAATATTTTTAAAGCCTTTATTCCCAAAGGCAAAAACACAGACGGATTTGAATACGCCTTATCAAAAGTAGTAACAACAGTGTCATGATTAGACGTAAATTTATTGCCAGTAGTTTCTTTTACTTTATTTAAATGATTCCTATGAACTACACCAATCGGTTGATAAATTTTTCTATTGCCAACAGATTTAACAATATTGTCAGCCAACAAAGCATCTTCAACAATTTTATCTACAACAATTTGAGCAGTAATTCTATCTAAATCATCCCATTCATCAACTTGCGATTTAGGAAGCGACACATCGCCGTTAGCATCTAAAGTAACTTTCTTTTGTTGCGATACTTTAATCTGATTATAAAAATCAAAATGGTATTCCCAATGAACATCATTAAAAACTTGACCTTCAATTTTTAATTCCGCTTCTAACGCATCGTTTCTAACAGATTCTTCCCGAACAAAATTTTCATCTTTAACTCGTTGAACTTTTAAATCTTCTATTTCTTGTTTAAGAGCATTTATTTCTCTGGTATTAGCAGCACGCCTAGTTTTAAGAATACGCCGACGAGTATCATCTACAGATTCAATACCACCTTCAAACGAATCAGAAATTCTACGTGCTTGTTGTATTTCAATAGGCTGAACTTCTGTAGAAATTAATTCACGTTTTTCTTGTAACTTTTCAATTCTATTTCTTAACGTAGATATTTTACCGTTAGTACCGTCAATACGTTTTCTTGCCCTAGTTATAGCACGATCAACGTCATCTAATAATTTAATTCTCTTACCATAATCACTATCTATTAAAACAGCGCCAGCTTGCCTAATAACTTCTGCTATTTCACCCTTAACAGTTGTATCGCCTAAATACTCACGCAAAATTCTTTGAGCAGCAAGTTTACTAGGAGCAGTAGCTAACGCTGTCTGCACACGCTCAGGTAATTTAGTATTATTTTTCCTACCAGCAGCTTGTCTCCAACGAACACCACGTTCATTAATTAATGTTTGGTCAGCGTCAGTAGAAACAATTTTACTAGACTTATACTGTGCAGAAAATTTATTATCAGGAACAGCGTCCATAACCGTATTCCACGTGTCATTAAACCATTTGCTTTCAGCCATACCTTTAGCTTGTTCAGTTGTAACAGTTTTACGCAACGCTAAATCTTGTTCAGTTAAATTATTAGGCTTATTAAACCGATCTTTAACTTTAGAAACCATCCCTTGAGGAGGCGTTAAACTATCTGGTTTTTGAATCGCTGACGTTGTTATATCTTTATCGTAAACAATTTTACGAACATTGCCAGTTCCTTCAACAACCCATATTTTATTAGGCATAGCTTGACGAACTGGCATAAACGGAACACCATAATCATATATTCTTACAAGATCTCCAGCGTCGTTTAACTTAACTATTGCCGTTTCACCACGTGATATGAGCTTAATTCCTCTAACAATTCTTCCTAAAGGATCTTTCCATTCTTTAATTAAATCTGCTGTACCTGAAATAACAGTAAATAAATCGTTTGTTTTAATAGCGTTATAAGCTTCTTCATCAAATGGATCTATTGCATATACACCAGTAGCTAACGCTTGACCTGCTGAACGTTCTTGAACCCATGCAACATCGTATGCTTGTTTCCATTCGTTAGCGTCAAATAAAACACTGTACGTATTGTAATCAAGCAAATTTAAAGGGTTATTTCCTGCTGCGTCCTGCACTCTAGCTATCATCGTAAATGTCATTGACAATGGATTATCTACTAAATTATTAAAAGCCCAATGCAAACCTTCTACGCCTTCTTGAACAGCAGGTCTTGTAACATCACGTATTTCTTCTGGAACTAAACCAAAAGTACCGCCACCTAAACCTTTAGAGGCAAACAATCCATAGCCAGATCCCATGCCTTCATTTTCAGGGTCAAGAGGTAAACCTAAAATATCACGTGCTATGTCTTCTCTACCGTATTGAATTATTGCAGCTAACGGATCTTCCCAAAGAGCTACCCTGTCGCCATTACCAAAAATTTGTCTTCCACTATCAAATAAAAGGTTTTTACCTATTACAACAACTGTGCCTCCAGCGCCACGAAAAAGATTAGTAGTAGCTACAAAAGGTCTAAGCGTTTCAGTAACAGCACGTTGAGGTTGAAACAATTCCCCATAAATAGGAACACTTTTTGCTGCTTCTTGTATCGGATCAGGAATAATCTTGTCAACAAGATTTTGTGCGTCGCCTGCTTTGTCTTTAAGATAATCGTACAAGCCCACGTTACGAACCTAGTTCTTCTATAGGTCCAATCGCTACACGCATCTCACGAACTATTTGCCTCAACTCTGGTGAAGCATCTCGTTGAGAAGCCATTTTTTCTAAAACAGGCAATGAAGTCAACATTTGAAATTTACGTGTTGTCGATATTGGTCTACTCGCAGGTCTTGTCGATTGAGGAGTTAACACAGATTCATTGCGTCGTTCTGTCGGCCTATTAAAAGGAACTTCACCAGCTTTCATAGCAACTCTAGGAGGTTCTTCCATCCGTGGCAAAGGAACAACAGCTTGCGCTTCACGTTGCTCTTTAACTTTACCATACTGTTGGTCAGCAACAGTTTGTATTTTTTGTCCTTTACCTTTTCTAGGCATTACAACGCTCCTAACAACTCACGCAAACCGCCAGCCCCACCTTGAGCAGGAGGAGGTGGACTAGCCATTGCCTCTGCTCCTGCTCCGGCTTGGGCTATACCAGCTTGTGCTTCAGGGGATGTAGGCGAAACCATTGTGGCTTGCCTTTCTTGCGCTTCACGCTGTACTTTTTCAACAGCTTCAGCAAGTTCAGCTTTATCTGATTTAACAAGATCAATAATTCGAGCAAGATCAGAAGGCGGTATTGCCCCTCCTGCTGCTTGTTGCTGCAAACTAGCAAGCAAACTTCCTTCTAATTGTTCCGCAGTAACAGAATCAAGTTCAGCTTCAACATCCTCAACAAGAGGATCTATTTTCATAAACGATTCTTTCGACATTGTACCCATAGCCAAACGTTGACCACCAGCGATAACAAGGTTGTTAATATCAGCGCCAGCTTGACTGTACGAAACAACGTTGTCGTCGGTTGTAAAATGTTTGTTGGGGACATAATCTACTTTGCCTTTCACTTTATTCATAGAAACATAAAACGATTTAGATTTATTGCCAGCATACGATTTAGCCATAGCAATAGCTATTTTATTTTCTGCTTCTAAAGAACGAGCAAGTATTTTTTGAGATTCTTGCACAGCAAAATCAACAACCGCAGAAAGCACAGCGTCGCCACGACGACCAGTACGAATATTGCTAGTAGATTCTCCACCAAATTCGGCAGGGACACCAGCAGTTAAACGTTGCGCCCTTTCTAAACGATCAATCGCAGGGTTCGTCATAAACCCTACATTTAATTGCATATCTCTTAAATCACCGCCACGAATAACACCAACTTCTCCAGTTAAACCATTAGCAGGGTTAACAATATTTGGTTGTTCACCAGCACGGCCAACAAGCCACGTATCAGGAAAAATACCTTTCTGGACAGCTATCACTTCCAACGCCATAAGTTTTGCTTGCTGTTGATACATTCCAAGAATGCCATCAAACTGGCCGTTAGGTTGATCTAAAGAAATACGTTCTGCCATAATGACAGGGCATACGCCTGTAGGGTTAGGTGTTCGTTCTAACTCAGCAACAACAGGTCCAGTATCATTATTACGTGAATACATGCCAACGCTATTAGCTGGATGCCGGACCGCTACAAGCACATACTCTTCATGGTCCACATACTCAATAAGTTCAATCGGTTTATCATTATCTAACGGAGCGTTAGAAACGCCAGCAAACCGCAAAGCAGCTTCAGGATAAGATTTTCTAACCCAACCATACGAACGTTCATACCCAAACACGCAATCAGAAGGAGTCATATTATCAGCGCCACGTAAATTAGACGGATACGCTGTCAACGGGTCACGAACATGCCACGTCGGACATCCTTTTTCTTGATTAAAACGTATCTGAACAATAGTGTTAGAATACCCAATTAAATGACGTGCTCTTTTAGCCAGTTGCATGTCAATTCTTGAGTTCTGCCACCAACCAAACAACGCTTTACGACGAATCGCAGAATATTTCTGAGCTTGTTTAGATGTTTCATCTTCAGGAGGGCAAATAATATCAGGAGTAACTGACGCTATACGCATAGCAGTTTGATCTAAACCCTGCGCCAACAAATTAGCTACAGCAGAAGATTCTGTCGTATCTATTTCAGGAAGCGGAACAATAACATCGCCATTGTAATGGTCACGTATATGCCGCATTTTTTCTTTTACACCAGCATTATTAGATGAACGGGTGTAGTACAGGTCTACAATTTCTTCTGCTGTTTTCAATTTTTTAGCTTTCTGCTGTTACCCACGTAGGTCGCCATTGTTTTAACGGCTTAATTGCAGGTACGTATAGTTTCTCCAGATTATGTTCTACAAACCATTGTGCCATTACACAGTCATCAGTTCTAGACCCTGTGCCTTCTGGATTCCATTTTGTTACTTCATTAACTAAACTTAACGAATTAGGTCTAGCATTAGTCCCTTGTTTTCCTGCAAGCCGAATACGACCTAAACGATACAACGGAGCCAACATCTGCACACCATACTTAGGATCACCTTTATTACGAGAATGCGTGTAATGAGGTATAAGCTCTACACCACGCAACGCAGACCACCGCCGAAAATGATCGTACTGCAAAATAAATTTCTGAGCAGCGTT